TCATAATTTCGCTATTGATTTTCTGATTATAGATAGATTTTCTGAATGTATGTCGTTGTTCTTATTAGAGTAGACATTTGCAAAGGAAAACTCTAATCCATTGATGCCAATTACAAAAGAATTTTCGCTGAAAGAAAAATAATCTATTCGGCTAATATTAAAAACCATTTCACCGACCTCATTAATAAGTGTTTCAAACATGACTTTATTTAGTTATAAGTTAATAATCGGATTTCTTTTATCATTTTATCTATTTCCTCAACCTGAGCCTCATTATCATACAAGGCATCTAAGATTGAGCCGTCACACTCACAACTTATCAGGCTTAGGTTCTCTGTCTGAAGGACTAGTTTACGGGTTAAGAGTTTTCTTTCTCTTTTAACCAGCAGGAGAGTTATCATGGCTTAATAATGATTCTAATCTCGTGAACTGAACCATCGGATAGTAATTTTTCTATCCTGTCTTTATTCAGATACAAGGGCACACTAAATACTTCTTTGTCGTCTACGTATGATACTTGAAATTTATGTTCATAAAAGGCAAGTGTTTCTAAAGCCTCTTTGACTTCTTCTTGTTCTTCAATTTCTTTCTTTGTCATTGTATTAAGGTTGATTAGTGAGAGGGTTATTTTAAACTCTTAATTCTACGTTGCCACTCATAATTGGGCTTCTTCTTTCGAGACTTGTAAAACTCTCTATCATCTTTGAAATGATGAACTAGCATCGGCAAAGGTTATCTATACGGGTCTTGTGCTTGCATTTGAATAGTTTATTTTAAGATTAATTGTTAAGGGTGTTTAAAAAGGGTCTCTTGGGTTTGTTAAATATGTTTTTCTTTCAAGCGGTATTCCAAGAACTTTTACATCCAGAATATTTTTCCTGACCACCAGTATTTTACCATCAGCAAATTTGATAGCTACCTTGCAAGTGTTAACCGAACGGTTATAGAAACGAGCTTTTATAAACTCATTGTCTCCATTATTTCTATATTCGCAACCTTTTAACTTTTCGTATTCTTCGACACTTATTTCCATAGTTTTAATATTTAGTTTTGCCAGTAAAATAACTTGATTGTTCTCTACTCATCCCCTCTAAGGTTTTAGTAGAGTCGAAACTTGTAACAGCCGTAAGAGATTGTTTAATATCTTTCCAGGCAGACTTTAAAGCTTCTGATAAACTCCAGTCGTACTTTCTGATTTTGAAATGAGCCAGTTTAAATAGTTCGGAGTAATTAATTGGGGTTTTCATAGGACTTATTTGGCACTTACGTAGCTCCCACGATGATTTTTAGTCGATATTTTGAGAAACTAAAGGGCTTTTTGTAAAGTTAAACATGATTCTAATTGCACCATATCCAGTAGATGAAATATGAGACCATCCAGATAAAGCCTTTTTTACTTGATTAGCCAATTTTTTAGTTTTAGCATCATCACACATACCGAAACCGTTTCTTTCAAAATATCCTACACAAACCTCAACTTCATCTTTTTCAATTGTAAGGTTATTTGTTTCAACTCCTGCTTTTGCTAATTTCTTGGTGATTTGATTTGCTGTCATTTTCTTAGTTGTTTTTGTTTCTCTTAATGATGAATCAAAGGTAATAGATTTATATTACTTACGCAAGAAAAAGTTAATTTATTTTTCAACTAAATAAGAATTAACTACTCCGAACACCCTGGCAAGTTCTTCAAGTGTTTCTACACTAGGCAAAGAAACCCCTTTCTCTATTTTATAGATATTTTGTTTAGCAACAACAGGGTTCATTCTGCTTCCCAGTTCTTGCATAGACCAGTTTCTTTCTAGTCTCATTTGCTTAATTTTCTCGTTTAGTTTCATGACTTAAAGTTTCCTAGTTTTCTAAATTCAATTTCTTTTAAGTGTGCCACTCCAACTGTTTGGAGAATCCAGCCTCGCTTCCCGTGCTTTCTAACTAGCCTTTCTAGTTCTTCGTGAGCCTCTCCAAACTGCTCGTGTCTTTTTGTTGGCATTGATTGTCCGTCAATCATTACCATGTAAAATACTTCATTTCCCATTGTCATTTGATTTAAAAGGTGGTCTTTGTGTTGCTTGATACTCTCTTTCTACAATATAGGCAGATAATTCAGGGAACTCAGGATTATTATTTCTCCATCCATGTAATTTGATTAGAGTAGTTAAAGCCAAATCTCTATCGTTTGTCCATCCCGAGTGATTAATTACTTGGGTATTTATTGATATTCCGTTTGCGGTGTAAGCCTTAAATCTGATTCCGTATTGAGTCGCCATTGTCTTAGATATTTAATTGTTTCTGTTTGACGATATAAAGGTAATACATAAGTATTACTTATGCAAGCATTATCTAATTTATTTTTACTTTTATTTTACCTTTATTGTTTTTTCTCTATATTTGATGTAAAAAGTAGTAAAATGGCTATCGTTAAAGACGAAATAGTTAATGTAGAAGTACAAGGCTTTGAGGAATTTGATAAGAAATTCCAAAACGTAGTAGATACAAGAAAGGCTTATTACAAGGCAGTGAGGGAATTAATGGATTTTGAGTTACTTTTTAATATTGGGAAGGAATATTTTAGGTTGGATAAACAAAAGAAATCAAAATGAAGTGTAAAATCTGTATAGCAACCGAGAGTTTAGACAGTGAAGGTGATATTATCAAGATAGATGGTATTAAACTTAATGGAGTCCCACTAGTAAAAGATTTTGATTTGTCTAAGTTTATAGGGAAGGTTACCCCTTATATTAAGGATAATAGGCTAATGGCAGATGTTGATATTGAAGGTTTTGAGAATTTATATCCAGCTATTGGATTTTCAGTCAAACAATGCAACATTAGAAACGATGGAGAGGTAAGAATTATTGAAAAAGCCATGCTTCACAGTGTTTCTTTCTGTCAAAAGCCTAATGTTGATTCTAGTATTAAGAAAATAGGAGAACAGTAATAGGATTATTATAATAAAATATCCGTCTTGAGACAAGTGAAATTATACAAAACAAAGAATTATGGTTTATTCGGATGAAGATAAGGAAAGAATATTGAAGTTTATCTTTGAGGAGATAGCTAAAGGTAGTTCTTTGAGAAGTGTAATAAGGGATAATGAAAATATGCCTGATAGGACTACCGTAAAAGAATGGATTGATAAAGAAGAGAAATATACCCTCCAATACGCATACGCACGCGAGGAAAGGGCAGAATCAATTTTTGAAGATATACTTGAAATAGCAGACGAGGCAGACAATGACTATGTACCAACTCTAATAGGTGAAACAGAAGTAGGCTTTAAGTTTAACTCTGAAAATGTTCAACGCTCACGGTTAAAAATAGACTCTCGTAAATGGATGCTTGGGAAAATGAATCCTAAGAAATACGGTGAAAAATTAGACGTTACAACCGACGGAGAAAAGATAAATACCGTGACGATTTTTGAACTCCCTAACGATGGTAGAAACGGTTGAGCGAATAAGACCACAAGAGGGTTATCAAATGAAAGCCCTTAGCTCAAAAGCTGATATAGTAATAGGTGGGGCTGCTGCTGGGGTTGGTAAGACGTTTACGCTTCTTTTGGAGCCACTAAAGCATATAATAACTACTGAGGGTTTTGGAGGTGTCATATTTAGAAGGACAACCACACAGATAAAAAATGAAGGTGGTCTTTGGGATACCTCAACAACACTATTTACAAAGATACCTAATACAAGACCCAGAGAGTCGTCTTTAGAGTGGATGTTTGATTTGCCTAGTGGAAAATCAAATAAAATAAAGTTCGCTCATTTAGAGTATGAGAAAAATATTTACGATTGGCAAGGTTCACAAATACCTTTTATTGGCTTTGATGAGCTAACCCATTTTACAGAGAAGATGTTTTTTTATCTTCTTTCTCGTAATCGCTCAGTCTGTGGGGTTAAGCCTTATGTAAGAGCCACTTGTAACCCTGACCCTGAAAGTTGGGTTTACAATTTAATAAGCTGGTGGATTGATGATGAAGGAGACCCTATACCAGAACGTGACGGAGTAGTCAGGTATTTTATAAAAAATGCAGAATCTTATATCTGGGGGGATACTGTCGAAGAAGTTCATGAAAAATCAGCATGGTTTTTAGACAAATTAATCAAAGAATCAGGATTAGATAAAAAAGATTTTATTAAGTCTATTACTTTTGTTTCTGGGAGTATTTATGATAACAAAAAGCTCCTCTCAAAAGACCCGTCTTATTTGGGTAATCTTTTGGCTCAGGATGAACAGACTCAAAGGCAACTATTAAAAGGTAACTGGAAATTTATTCCTTCTGACTTAGACATATATAATTATCATTCATTTGTAGGGATGTTTGAGAACTTTATTAATGTTACTGGAAAGAAGCGTATTACGGCAGATATTGCCCTAAAGGGTTCAAACAAGTTCATTGTAGGGGTATGGGATGGGTTTGAGTTGATAGACTTGGCTATACTTGACACCTCCAATGGAAAACAGGTAATTGATACTATCATAGCATTTATGAAAAAGTACTCAATACCAAATTCAAGTGTTGTTTATGATAATGATGGAGTAGGTGGTTTTGTAGATGGTTTTATAGTAGGGTCTATCCCGTTTGTTAATAACGCCAAAGCTTTAAATAAAGAGAACTACGATAATTTAAAAACACAGTGTTATTATAAATCTGGAGACCGTGTAAATAATGGCGGATATAGGGTTAGCGAAAAGGTGGCTAACATGATGTATGATGACAAGATGACTGTAAGGCAAAGATTTATTTATGAAAGAAAGGCTATAAAAAGAGCTAAAACCGATTTTGATGGTAAGTTAAAGATAATAGGAAAAGACGAAATGAAAACCATGCTGAAGAATGAAAGCCCTGATTTGATGGATATGTTTTGTTTTAGAGAAGTATTTGAATTAACACCAGTAGTAGAATGGAAAATGTATTAATCTAACAACATGAATATACTCGATTGGTTCTCAGGCGAAAAGAAAGAAAAATCTATCGTTATTGATTCTGCCTCCAAAGTACCTGCTGAAATAGTTGTCCAGTTTATTGGCGGGCATCCTGTAGTCTATTATAAGTCCAATACCAATACTTATCTGAGAAAAGGATTTGAAGGCAATCATATGATTTTCACCATTGCCGACTGGTGTGCCAGAAAGATGACCTGTATCCCCCCAATCCTTTATAATGTCAAAGACAAGTCTGCCGCTAAGGATTATAAGTACCTAAGAAAAGAGGGTTCTTTCGATTCTTATTTGGCTGCCAGAAAAATAAAAGAACAAGCCTTTAAAGAAGTAAAAGACCATCAGATTCTTGATGTGCTTGCTAATCCAAATCCTTTAATGAGTTGGGATGAGTTTATTTATGGTTATTTCATCTTTAAGAAGTTTGTAGGCAATTCTATCATTCAAGGAATAGCCACAGAGAACGGATTAAATGCAGGGAAGGTACAAGAGCTTTGGCTACTCCCTTCTAATTATATTACACCCGTAGGAGGACAGGGACTAGATGCAATAGACCACTATACAGACTCCAGACACCCTGACTTGAAAATCCCTACTGACTATCTGATTGTTACCCGTAACTTTTCAGCAGATTACAGAACACCAGGGGCACAGCTTTCAGGTATGTCGGTTCTTCAGGCTGCCACAGGGCAACTAACAAAATCTAATACTTCGTTAGAAGCAGAGACGGAGGCACTTCAAAACAGGGGAGCAAGGAATTTAATATTTCCAAAGATTCCTAAAGAGTTAATGGGTGGTCTTACTTTGCCCTCTGGAGAGACTGTTGATACTATGAATCAGGATTTACGTAAACGTTTAAAAGAGGCAGGCAATCAAGGCACCATTGTAAATTCAATTGAACTGGGACACATACAAATAGGTATGTCTCCAGTTGACCTTCAAATCTTAGAAACTAATAAAGCAGATATACAGTTGTGGTGTTCTTTGTTTCATGTCGATTCAAGAGCAGTCTATAATGACCACCAGTCTAGCACTAAGGATAATATGCAGACTGCTCGTCTGAACTCAATTGTAGACGGGGTATTCCCTGATTTAGAGGCTCTTAAAAACGGACTCAATCAAAAATTTATTAAGACATGGGGTGATGAATTCTATTTAGATTTTGACTATACCGTCTTAGCAGAAATACAGGCCCAGTTAAGAGAAACAGCCGAAAAGATGGCGAGTACTGGCGTATTTACTACCAATGAGATAAGAGAGATTTGGAAGTATGAAAAATACAATGGAATGAACGGAGATAAGATTCTGGTAGCCTCTACAAAGAGAATCTTAGATGACTTAGACAATGTGCTGGATGATGCACCGATTGAATGACACAAAAAGACAAGATAGCTTACTCAAAACTTTACTCAAGGTTTAACTCACGTATCGAAAGATATGGACAGAGCTTCTTTTATAAGGTTTTAAAATCTCAATGGACTAACTTAAAGCCTTTGCTTTCTCAATACGATTTGTCTTATATTTCTCAGAATATAGACTCTTTTATATCAGAAGAAACCTTTAGAATAGCCTTGTCAGAATTTAATTCAAAAGCAGGGGAGAAGTTTTTAAAGTTCTACAAGATCACAACCATTCAAAAAGATATACAGCCCCTACAAAACATTACAATAGCTTTTAGGGATGCTGAGAAGATAGCACAACTGGCTAAAATTGCTCAGAGTATAGAGGTAGGTGAAAAGGTAACACAGATAACTGAGACTACAAGAAAGCAAATCAGCGATGCCATCAATGAGGGGCTTGCTCTGAATAAAACCAAAGCCGAAATAGCTAAAGACATTTATAATCTTACTGGAGGCACAATAGCCCGTAATAGGTCTGTTACCATTGCAAGAACTGAAACGACCTATATAAGCTCATTAGCTAACGAGATAAGTATCTCAGACAGTCCATTTAAGTACAATAAGATTTGGATACCAGTGAGAGACTTTAGGACACGACAAGACCACTTGGCTATGTTTAAGCACAAGCCTATTCCCAAAGAAGAAAGGTTCAACGTCGGAGGTGTCCTAATGAAATATCCAGGAGACCCAACAGGAGGGGCCGCTAATGTTATAAGATGCAGATGTGCCTTAGTCTATGAGCCTATTAAGCCAGATGTTGAAGAGATTGCACCCTCTCAAAGCTCAGGTAGTTTACTAAGTGGTATTCTTATCAGTGAGCTACTGGCGGAGCTTTTAAAAGACTAGCCCTATTCGTTAATTATCCATTCTTCAGTATCCATTTTCTTTATTTAATTTTGTCGTCTATAATACAAGCGAATCCCCAAAAGAATATCGCCAAACCCAATACACCTATAAAAATATAAATAACGTTATGCCCCCTATCAATCCCCATATCTACATTGGTTAAGTTAAACGAAAGGCGTTTACCCTCTTCTGCTATTTTATAGGTATACAAATCTACTAATAATTCAAACCTTACAGTATCTTTTAGGCAAACTAATTTATATCCATTGTGGCTAACCCTCCCTTTGTGATTACTAAATACATCTTCTTTAAATAACACTTTAACAGATATATTGTTTTCTTTGCGGTCTGGGTCTGTAAAGCCCTTATAGGTAGCGAAGACAATCAATAAAACACCTGTAATAATGAGTATTATGTTTTTATACTTCATAATCTTTTTTCTTGCAAACATACAAAACTTTTCTTAGATTTGTTTATTAGTTCAATTGAAAAAGGTAGGATGTTTTCAATTGAGATATTCACCTTTTAAGTCCTACCAAATCCTACTGGTGGGACTTTTTTAGTTTATGGAAAGTAACGAACTTTATGATTCGGACTTTATCACTGACCACATAAAAAGGTTTCAAGAAAAACAAGGGCATCCTGAAAACGCAAAGTCTTGTCGTTATTATATTGTAGACAATGTGTTATTCTTATACAAAGAAAGGGATAGAGACTATTTTACTGATTTGGTTATTGATGAAGTAGAAAAGACATTTCCTCACGCAAAGGTTGTAGAGATAGGTTTAAATGCTGATGATTACGCTCAAAATAGAAGAACTTTAATAGTTAGTGACGAATTTAAAGAGATTGGATCTTTAACTATTGATTTAAAGTTTGCTGTTGGTCTTTCTGATACGGTATATCGTTTAGTTGAAGAAAGAGAGTATTACGAAGGGATTCAAACTGAATACTTTAAACTTTGGCGTTCGTCTATTAGTGTGACGGATTTCTTTGCCAATCAAAGGTCAAAAGAGTTAAAATATAAATTAGCTTTATTAAAACTTCATCCAACAAAATTATGAATATATACCTATTTTTCTTTACTATAATAGTAGTGTTAAGCGTAATACTACTATGCTTATGGCTTGTATTTCAACTCAAAACCTTTGCTGTTGATTTACAAACTCTTTACAGATATAGAGCATTAAAGCAAACCCAAAAGCACGAAAGGGATTTTGAAGATTACAAGATTCAAGTTGAATTAAAATTACGATTAATGAATTATGAAGAATCGAAAGCTATTTGTATTGGCAATCAACAAAATATATTGCAAATACCTGTTCATATTTATAAGCCTACTCGCTATAACCCTATGATGGAATACGAAAATATGGATATTAATTTGACAGTTCAAACAAGAAACAAACAAACTTATAGAAAAACAATCTACAAACCACCATTTAGTATTTTGGAAAAAGAAATACCAGTAAAATACATCGAGTCTCTATTGGCTAAAGAAATGGCTAACTGGTTAATAGAAAACAAGTTTATTCAAGGTAAATACCAAGAAGATGAAAGGGCGATAGTTTTTTCTTTTAATTACTTTTAAATCTTAATCCTATGAAAAACATTAAAGAATGGAACGGCAGTATAATCAAAGAGACTAAGACTCATTACAAGGTATATAATAAGAACGGGTTTCAATTACTGTGTCTTAATGATGGAACCGTAATTCCTATGCAAACAGAAAGCAAGGTGACCTCGCTTGTCAAAGGTGTTTCTACCTGTCAAATAACGGTATTTGTAAATATGACTGATTCAATACAGTTAATTGATGGAGAATTGTTTTTGAGTGGTGAAAAGCTAATCGGGATAGATTCATTCATACATATCATAAGTGATAAAATTATCAACTCGGTAATATTTACCGTTGAATGTGAACTTATAAACTCTGTAATAAAATGAACGCACTAGAATTATTAAACCAAGTCACAGAATACGCTAAAACATATCGTAATGATGCCATTGAATCTATTCAAAGGAACAGGCATATGAACGAAATAGAAAAGGGTGAAGCTTTTAACCAGAGATATGTTGATGCTGTACTAGTAGACTTTATCAACTTTATAGGTGGTAGAAGCGGAATAGATTACGCCTTGTATGCAAGTGATTTAAAGCCTCCAGTTGAGAAAGCACCAAAAGAACCACTAACAGAAACGGATAGAGAATGGTTGTTACGACACATTGAGGAGAATAAAGAACATTATAGAAGAGTATTTAGCTAATTACCACAATGATTAACATAAGCGAACTCCGTATAGGGAACCTCTATCAATGGAGCGAATTAGCTTCTATGGGAAGAGGTACAGGTATTATCATGTCAGGTAAAGACATAGATATGTATTCTGAGTTTAAAAATCCTATCCCAATCACGCGGCAATGGTTACTTGATTTAGGATTTGAAGAAATACATTTCCATGATATATCAATGCCAAGCATCCAACACTCATTATTTGGCGATACTAGAATTTCTTTTTGTGGCGTATCTGGCATGCCAAACAAACTTGCAGTCTTGGAATATTCTGATAAATTTTACAAAGGAAACTGTATTGCTGTTGTTGAATTTGTTCATCAATTACAGAATCTTATCTACTTTCTTACAGGCAAAGAACTAGAATACAAGCCTATGTAGCCATGAAAACAAGAAGATTAAATAACCCTGACAAGCTTATTTTAATTGCCTTATATCTTCTATTTTCATGGCTATTTTCTACTTTCGTAGAGTATCTTGTAAAGCTACTTTAGATTGACCACAAAACGGACAGAATTTTAACCTGTGAAATCTAGGGCCGTAACCATCCATATTAGTAGTGTAGATAGTCCATTGTCCTGACATCTTATCTATTTCTCTGGTGACAACTAATTCTTTGAAGTCTTCGCAACAGGGAGGCTCTGGGTAGTCGTAGGTATTAGGTTTGTTCATTTCTAGGCACGGTAAATATAAATGGCTTGTTCAAATTTTCAATCATTAATTTGTAGCTATTTATCGACATTTCAATTTCAGAAGATTTAACCACTTGTTTAAACAATTCCTCCATAGCTGCCAATCTTTTCTTTTCTGCTTTATTATAAAAGTAATAGCTAACCGCCATGACTATCAACTCTCCTACTAAAAAACCAAAGATAAAATAAATCATAATTTCACATCGTTTATATTTTCTAATTGATAATCTTCAAAAGTGTTATATCCTCCACAATGAGGGCATACTTTGTCATAATAATAATCATACCCTAAATCAACTTCTTTTTCCTCTATCTCGTTAAAAGGTGTTGATTTTCCGCAATCCTCACATTTTAGTTTAGTGTTTTCATATTCGTATAAGTATTTAGAAGCTATTCCTATACTTCTGGCATCTATATTTTCACGACTAATTTGTATAGACAGTCCTGCATAGTTTCTTGCATCTATTATAAAATCCTCATTCAAAACATTGCCACTTATTTTTACGTCTCCTTTAGCAGAATCACAAGCCTCCATACTTATAGCTGAAAATCTTTTATCTGAGCCTTTAAACAACTCAACAGCATTATGAATGTCAGTATAGAAAGAGACATAGATTTGTTTTGCACCTTGAAGAGAGTGTATTATGTTTCCATATTCTGGGTTCTCTCTAATCGTTCTTCTGTCTATTAGGATTGTTTTCATCTTTTAATTTGAATTACAAAATAATACCCATTCCATATAAACGGTATCTTAAAACTAATCATTAAGTTTCTTGGATACTTTGGTATAGGTGCTACACAGATAAACTCAATAAGCACTAATTGAATATAAAAGGAAATACCAAAATGCCCCTTGTGGACTTTTATACCAAAGTCTAAATCCTCTTTCCCATGAGTTGATTTTAATAGTGTAATCTTCATATATTGTCCCTAGGTTATACCATAAGCCCGTTTATACTCTCCGTAAGTAATAACAGAATAGGGTTTCTTATTAAGCTTTTTTCTAATCAAAGTTCTGACGTTGCCAGCACCGCCAAGCGTAATGTTCTTGATGTCTGCAATATCCTGTGTACTTAGTTCTGTTTGGTCTGTAAATATCTTCATGATTTATAATAGATGTTCATGATTGTAGTGCAAGATATAGCATATAATTGAAATATTTTTAAATTTTGTCAAAAATAAATAATGAATCATTGAAAGCGGCTACCTTTAAAAGTATACCTACCGAGATTATAGATATAGACCATTCAAAAAGAACGGTTGTAGCTTATGTATCTAAGTTTGGCAATATCGACCTTGATGGCGATATGATGATGCAGGGCTGTTACAAAAAAAGCATTCAGCAAAGGGGTAAATCTGGCACGGATGAACTTTTGCATCTTTCTTCTCATAGAATGCTACCTGAGTATGTATTATCTAAGCCAGACTTTGAAGAGGATAGTTTCGGCCTTAAAATGATTTCTACACTTAGGAATACCCAGCACGCCAACGATATTTTAGAAGGCTATCAATCAGGTATCTGGAACCAGCATAGCGTCATGTTTAGCGGTGTTAAAGGTAAGTACGAACTAAAGAAAGATTTGTCAGGACAGGAGTATGTGGCCTACTATGAAACAAAACTTTATGAAGGCTCTACCGTAGTACTGGGTGCTAATCCAGAAACACCAACCGTAGAGTTGAAAAGTATATTTAAAGAGTTTTATCAGAATGATATTAAAAAGGCTTTTGAGCAGTTAAACAGGCTGCAAAACGCCTATCAGAAAGGAAACTTTACTGACGATTTTTATTCCCTTATCGAAATTCAAACAAAACTTATAGAATCGTTCGTAGAAGAAATTATAACAAAAAGCATTGAACCGCAGGTAAGCATTCAACCGCAAGTAGATAACTCTGGATACGACTTGGTAAAATGGTTTTTAAATAAAAATATCTAAAACAAATGGAACAATTAACAATAGCTGACGCCCAGAGTTTAATAGAAAAAGGAATGTCAATCCATAAAGAAAGGGTTGATACGATTAACAGAGACCTTGATACACTACAAAAACAGCTCGAAAAAGCAGAAGAGACCATTAAAAATAACGGCTCAGTTGACCCTACCTTGATTACACAAATCAAGAATTTCATGGAGCAGTCTCAGGAGAGACACGAAAAACTAGCCAAACAACAAGATGCTACAGAGCTTATGTTGAAAGGTGGTCGTTTTACAGGCTTAAATCAAAAATCTGCCGAACAAAGATTTATTGAAGAGTTATCAAAAGACACTGATTATATTCAACAATTGAGAATCAAGTCTTTAAACTCAAAGAGTTTTAATTTAGGTTTCGGACAAGAGTTTATTCAGTCAAAATCAGTAGCTAATGTAACACTAGGGAATGTGACTGGTGTTTTACCTGCCGAATATAACAATACCATTGTGCATGCTCCAGAAAGAGAAATGCACATGCGTAATATTATACGCCAATCGCCATTAACTGGTGCAACGTATTCTTATCCTGTTTATACTTTAAAAGAAGGTGCGGCAGGTATTCAAACAGAAGGAAGTGCTAAAGCAACTGCTGATTTTAATATCGTATTCAAAAACGAAGTACCTGTTGTTATTGCAGTAACAGAAACCTTGTCAGAACAAATATTAGATGATATTCCAGGGCTTCTTTCTTTCATTTCTAACAGAATGATTGAGTTGTTGCTTTTGAAAGAAGATGATGAGATTCTAAACGGGGCAGGTGGTTCAAATCGCTTGAATGGTATTATCACACAAGCAACTGCATTTGTGCCAACTGGTACAGCTAATACAGCCAATGCAGATAGATTTGCTTACTTGTTTAGTGCTATCTCTCAACTTTTACAGTTGAATCGTAAAATCAATGGTATTGTTTTAAATCCTTACGGATACTTTGAGTTATTGCAAGTTAAAACTACTCAAAAAGAGTATACCTCACCGTATGCTGCCGTAACATGGATTAATAACACTTTACGTTTAGCTGGTATTCCAATTTACATGACAACTGCTTTAGGAGCTAATAACTTCTTGGTGGGTGACTGGAATCAAGCCGAATTGAAAATGAAGAACGATATTAACGTAGCCATTTCTAACGAACACGGTACTAATTTTACTCAAAACTTAGTAACGATTCGTGTGGAAGAAAGACTTGGTTTAGCTGTATATCAGCCTGCATCATTTGTCTATGGGTCATGGACAGCATTATCGTCATAAAAAATAAGGAAACGAAGGAGGCTGTTATTCCTCCTTCGTTTATCCAAAAAACAATCGTTCTTAATTTAGATGAGAGATTAGATAGATTAGGCGATGTATCAAGAGAATTGAGTAATTTAGGAATTGAGTTTGAAAGGTTTTCAGCTATTAAACACGACATAGGATGGACAGGATATAATCAATCAATCCTTAAAATCTTAGAAGAGAATCAAGAAGTTGAGAATTTATTTTTAGTTGAGGACGATTGCAAATTTATTAGTGATTTATCTCATATTAAAAAGGCGATAAAAGAACTACCAAATGATTTTGATGCTTTATGGTTAGGGTCTAACCTTCAAGCGGTTCATACAAGAAAATATAGTTCACATTTGTATGAATTAGAAAACGGATGGAACACCCACGCTATTGTAACGACAAAGAAATTCAGGGACTGGTGTTTAGAGTATTGGGACAAAGAAATAGTATTCGATGAGTTTCTAAGGATAACAGCCCAGCCATTAAAGAAATGTTTCGTAGTATATCCAATGGTAGCGATTCAAAAAGCGTCCTTTTCAAATATAATCAATGGGTTTGCCGACTATGAGGAAGTATTTAGACAGGCACAAAATAAATTTGCATGAATATTTTATTTCATCTTCACGCCTACCCCAATGAAGTTTTAGCAGGAGCCGAGACAATGGCTCATAGAATAGCAAAGTATTTACAAAGCGTAGGACACAGTGTTAAGGTCTACTCGCAGACGGCAAAAGAGCCAAGAAAGTTCGTTGATAATATAGAGGTGTTAAGATTTGAATCTGGTACAGATGATTCCGAGAATTGGAAATGGGCGGATTTAGTATTTACTCATTTAGGAGCAACTTATTATTGCTTAAATAAATCAAGATGGTATTCTAAGAAACTGGTTCACCTGATACATAATAGCTTTGGCGACCATCTGGTAAGTGTAAGAGTAAAGAATAATTTCTTAGTATACAATTCCGAATATGTCAAAAGGGTTTTAAAATACGAGCATCCAAGTTGTATTTGTATTCCTCCAGTAGACTATAGAGAATACCAGAACGTTAAACCTAAAGGCAATTATATTACCCTTGTAAATTTGAATGAAAATAAAGGAGGGCAGATATTAATTGAACTAGCTAAAAGATTGCCTCAATACCAGTTTTTAGGTGTTACAGGCGGTTATTATGACCAGATTAAGGAAAAGCTACCTAATCTGAAATACATCGAGCCACAAAGCAATATAAAGGTAGCTTATGAACAGTCTAAGATTGTAATAATGCCATCAGAATATGAATCTTACGGGCAGGTGGCTATTGAAGCGATTAGTTGCGGTATTCCAGTAATCAGTTCTAAAGCACAGGGATTAGTTGAAGCTTTGTCTTATGCAGGCACACCGATTGATAGAACCGATTTAAACGCATGGTGTGAGGCAATAATTAAATTAATGAGTGATAATGAGTATTACAAAAGAAAGTCCTTAGAATCGCTTAAAAGAGCCAAAGAACTTGACCCTTTAAATTATTTGAACGGATTAAATGATTTTCTTACACAAATATATAAAATATCATGGCAAGAGTAAGAGCATTAAAAGACCTTCATGGATCAACAGTAACTCCAGCAGGAGAAGAAACAGACATGGACGACGAAAGAGCTGAATTTCACAAGAAATTAGGCAATGTTGAAATAGTAAAGACTAAAGAATTAAAAATAAAAGTAGACAATGGGAGTAACAACGCTAATTGATGTATCTTTTTCAGACGAACAGTCTGAGGTAATTGATTTGGATTACCTTAAAAGATATATGACAATTGAGACAGATACCCATGATGTACTTTTAAACGATTTGATTAAATCAGCCAGGACTGAAGTAGAAAAACTAGGCGGTATATCTATTGTTGAAAAAACAATCCGTGCCGAATGGGAACAGGCTTATGAATACGTAAGATTGCCTTACCCTAAGATTAAGTCTATTACCTCGCTGAAAGATGGAGAATCTACTTCTTTGGATATTACTAATTATAATGTCAGGGGACAAGACAAAAAAACTATTTACGGGAATTTCTCTACAGGATTGGTAGTTGAATATGTGGCAGGATATGGAGACGACACACCAGAAGACTTAAAGTTAGCTATTGCTAAAAAAGTATCTGAAGACTTTGAACAAAGAACAGGGATTGCCTTAGAGTCAAATAGTTTACTCCCTAATAACTGGAGACCAACAGTAATAAATTATAGACCTACATGGATGATGTTTTAAGACTCAATGCAGGGGATTTAAGAGATAGAATAGAGTTTTATACTACCTCTGCTGTTAAAGATGATGGAGGGGGTTTTCCTACAAGTACCAAGACTTTAGCTTTTTCAATGCTTGCTAAGGTTTTACCTAAGGGGAGTTTAAAAACCTATGAGGGTGAAAATACAGAGTACATTGAGACATGGAGAGTTAGAATCAGGTACGAAAACGGTAGAGTCCCATTTGAACAAATGTTAGTTAAATTCAGAGACGACTGGTTTTCAATATTAGGCATACAAAATTTAAAAGCCCGAAATTTAGTTTTAGAACTTATTATAGCAAGAAAATGAAAGGCGAATTAAAGGGACTAAGTACTATTTTGAGGAATTATAAAATCTATTCTCAAAAACTAAAGCAAGACCTTTTATATGAAGTTCAAAGAGCAGCGTTAAGTGTTGAAAGAAAAGCTAAATCAAGAGTGGTGGTAGACACAGGGAAGCTAAAACAGTCTATTTACAGTAAAATGGATTTTAGAAAAGGTACAGCCCTGATAGGTGCAACAGAATCATACGCTGCCTATGTAGAATTTGGAACAGGTGGTTTAGTAAGTGTACCAAATGGTTATGATACTTTTGCTAATCAATTTAAAGGAAAGGGCTTAAAAAAGATTAACAGACGACCTAAACCCTTTTTAATTCCGTCTTTTTTAGAAGAACAACAGGTATTTAAGGGCAATGTAAGGGTGATATTAAATAAGTATAGTGGTTTGAAGTCAATCAAAAGGTTATGAAAGATACCAGTTTCCCTTTAAGGCGAGCATACAACACTTTAATTACAGGATTAGGTTACACCTCTTTTGATTTAAAGGCTCCAGATAATACGCCTAAACCTTATGTAATACTAGGTAGCCAAACCTCACAAAGTGAAGACGACAAAGACAGGTTTAATAACAGGTGTACCATTAATTTAGATATTATCACCTCATTTGATGACCAGTACACAGGCAGAAAGGGTTTAGATTTAATGGTAGACGCAATTTTAAGTGCAGCATTGCCAGCCCCTGGACAAACACCAATTAGTTTAAGTGGATTTAATATTTATAGCAGTAAAAAAATTATAGATTTTGATTTTCCACCAGTTCAGAACGATACGCAGACTATTTTAAGAAGAATTATTACAATTGAACATTTATTAGAGCAATTAAATTAAATATAGAAAATGGCAAAATCAAATGCAAGTTCGCACAAATTGTATTTAGTTGAATCAACAGTAGCGAAACTGGTTGCGGAACTAACATCAATACAGCTTACTTTTAACGGTGACATTATAGACTTAACCTCTAAGGATAATAACGGATTCCGTGACATCTTAGTAGGGCTAATGTCTTTCTCGTTAAATGTAGAGGGTTTTGTTGATTTTCAGCCTGGTACAGATAACCGAAACTTTGATGAAATCATGACCGCAGCAAGAGCAAGAACGCTTAGTACGCTTCTTTTGAAAAATGCTACTTCTGGAGATTCAACACATCAGGGAACGGCTTATGTAACTAATCTTGAATTAACCTCAGGTATGGAAACGGGGCTTACATTCTCTGCTACTTTTGAGTTTAAAGGAGATTTAACTGTAGGTGTAGTATCATAATATGAGAGGATATTTCGACACACCAGGATTAGGAAAATGTTTAGTAGGTACTTATACTATAAGAAAACTTACTAAGCATTTTAACTGTACAGCTAATGAACTAGGGCTACTCCCATCTAAGCCAGGCGTTGGGGTAGAGGTAATTTCTTATCTGGTTAAATTCTCTTATGAGAACGCACAGATACAGGAAAAGGGTATTGGAGGAATGATTGAAAAGCCCTTAGAGGAAATAGAAAACGTTATCGACTCAATAGAGGATGATAGCGAGTTTTATCCAAGTATGTTTGAAGCCCTAAGCCTTTCTCTTTGGGGGAAAACTTTAGAAGAAGTAAAAGGCGAACAACTACCAGAACAGACCGAAGAGGCAAAAAAAAAGAATACGACCACCACGAGTTCTGGAAAGAAATCGACAAAATAGCAATCAAGCGTTTTATAAAACCCCGAGAACTGGATTGTTTAACACTTTACGAAATTGGGCTTACCGTAGAAGTAATTAACGAAGAAGCGGAGTTTGAATTATTTAAACTAAGAAGGATTTGCTACTTTATTGTTAATGCCAATTCTACTAAGCATATTGAAGAAAAAACATTATGGGGTTTACCATCGGAGGGAAACCAGATAAACTACGTTAAGAAATACGAAACAGAATACGCAGAACGGCAATTGCAATTAATGCGTAATAAAAGAAAATCTTCATAAAATGGCTGGATTAGGTACTTTTTTGTTAGAGTTTGGCGTCGATAATGACGGACTACAAAAAGACCTCAACAAGGGCCTTTCTCAAATAGAAAGATTTGGCAGAAGCATAGAAAATGTAGCTACCAAACTTTCTATTGGTATTTCTGCCCCTTTAGGATTACTTGCCAAAAAAGCAATAGAAGCATACGGAGAATTAGAAGCCTTAAAATTAAGTTTAGGAACGATTGAGCGTACAGCAGATAGCCTTACCTCACGACTTGCTGAACTTAACGAAGTAGCGAAACTCCCTGGCATTGGCTTTAAAGAAGCTATTCAGGCGGATGTAAGACTTCGTGCTGTAGGTATCTCTGCCGACATTGCCAAACGCTCTATGTTAGCCTTTGGGAATGCTATTGCTACAGCAGGAGGTGGAAAAGCTCAGTTCGACTCAGTTATCTATCAGTTGACACAGATGTCGGCTAAGGCAAAGGTTCTCTCACAAGACTTTAGACCTATTATTGAAGCAGTTCCTGCCGTAGCACAAGCCGTTAAGAAACTCTACGGTACGGTAGATACCGAAGTTATTCAGGATAAAATGAAGAAACTCGGCATGGGGTCTCAACAATTCATCGAACAGATTATTGGCGAATTAGAGAAACTGCCTAAAGTAACGGGAGGTGTTAAAAATGCTATTGAAAACTTATCAGATACTTTCTTTAAATCTTTCGCCAAAATAGGTGAAACCATAGACAAAAACGTAGGCATTCAAAAATGGGTTGACCAGATAGGTAAGTTTGCTGAACAAGCAGCAGAATCATTTGCTAATTTAAGCCCTGAAGCTCAAAAGGCCGTTATTGCCATTGGTGGACTAGCTATTGTCGTGCCTCCGCTTTTAGCTTTAGCAGGAACCGTTATACCTGCCATTGGCACAGCGTTAGTTGCTTTAACTGGCCCTGCTGGCATTGCTGCTGCTGCCCTAATCGCTGCTGCCGGATATGCGGTTACACATTGGGAGAAGGTCTCTAAAACTATTGACGAGGTAGGCGACTCTTTAGAAAGAAACGCTTTAACTTTAAGGTTTTATGCCGCTCAGTTCAGACAAGGGTTAGACCCAGCAGGAGCAGCCAAAGAGTTAGGCGGTATTATGGCAGATAGACAAGCCTATCTAAATAAGAAAAATGGCGTCGGGCAATCGGTTGTTGATTCAGATAGTTACGGAAAAGGTTTTGGAATAAACGATATAAAAACCATTTCAAAAGGTGGAGGCGGATTTGACCCCGAAGAAGCAGCTAAACAAGCCAAGAAGATTGAGAAAATAAGACAAGACTTATTAGAATCGGCTCAAAGGGCAGAAGTTGCAGCGATACAGGACTCAAGCGAAAGAGCAAGAGCCGAAGCGTTAAGAAGTTATGCACAGGATTTAAAAGATAAAAAAGCTTCTGTTGAGGGTAAAAAGTCTTTAGAGGATGAATTAAACGCTTATTATTATTCTCGTCACCTCCAGTTATTAAAGGAGTTAAGGGATGCAGATAATTTTAAAACGCCTAGCTCGATTAAAAGCTTGGGCGGTTCCGAAAAGGAGGTTGAAGCCAGAGTATATCAAGCTTTCGGTATTAGTCCTGACGGAATCGAAAGATACGGGCAGGCACTAAAAGAAAAAGCCAAGTCATTCATGGCAGGTTTAGAAAATTCAGCTAACTTGTCAAGCGGTAACAATATTATTGAGGGGATTTTAGGGCTTAATGCAGGAACAGTAAACGGTACTAACTTTGAAATGTATGAAAAACAGGCTCTGTTAGTTGTTAATGCCAATAATCAGATAAGTGAGAGTTTTACTAACCTTAAAGCTAATGCGATTGCCAGTATTGGTGAAATGGTAGGGCAAATGATAGCAGGCACGGCAACTGTAGCAGATTTAGGACGCTCAATCTTAGGAACAATTGCCCAGTCTTTAGCAGAGATTGCCAAAATTAAAATCTTTGCAGGGATTGCTACGGGAAATGTAGGACAAGTAGCCTTAGGGCTTTTTGCAGGGATTGGGGCAGGTATTTTCGGGGGACTCTCAAAAAATAAAAATAATCCTCCGCCAACTTCACAACAGCCTGCTTATAGTGTAGTTAGAGGTGGTGATATATTTACAGCAAACAATCGTTATCAGGTAATTAAAGGATATTAAATGGCTTACGGACTCAAATATTATGCAAGTGCTTACGGTATCTCTTCTGTTGAATGGAAGGTAGAACTACTGGAAAAAGACTATGTAGGCTCTACTTCGGAGTTGGGATTAGTCGGTACTGGTATTCAGATAGGTTACGACAGAGAGGATGCAAAGTTTAATAATATTTACAGCCGTTACGCCAATATCAATTTAAAAGCTACTGCCGATTTTGGGCTGGATGATTTACAGTTTGATGATGAGCGAAAATTTCAGGTTAAAGTATACAAAAATAGTGTTGTAGAGTTTATCGGTTGGCTTATTCCTTTTTCTTCTTCAGAGCAGTTCGAGGACGTTTCTTTAGTAGTAGTAACAGTAACAGCTAAAGACGGTATTAACCAGTTAAAGAATACTGACTTTATTAATGAGCATCCCGAAATAGCCAGCAATAAACAGTCATTTAAGGATATTATCAGTCAGGCTCTCAGGGCAATAGGGTACAATCTGCCTTTAGAAATCTACTATAATAAGTATGATGTATCAATGCTCAAAACAGCCTCTGACTGTCCTTTAGCTCAACTCTATTTTAATGTAACAGCCTTTTATAATGAGGACAACACTTATATTAATTATTATGAGGCATTAGGAAGGCTTTTAGAGACTCATAACTTACGCATTAGTCAGGTAAGGGGTAAATGGGTAATTGTCTCAGCGATTGAATTAGAAGATGGTAGCGTGGCAGGACGTGCTTATAATTACTTAGGGGTATCTACGGGCAATGTTACATTAAATTCCGATTTTGTCATTCATACTTCTGGGCCTAAAGTTAAAACAAACGCACAGATTAGAAAAGATATTCCCTATCAACAATTTAGTTCTTTCTATCAGGTTGGGCAATTTACTAATCTTTTGGCTAATGGGAATCTAACTAATTATGTCGGACTAGTACCTGTAAACTGGACAAGAGTAGGGTCTTGGAATATTAACGAGGTCTCAACCGTTTCTGGTGGAGGCATTCAGCTTGACAACACCTATACTAATGATGAGGGATTAGGGAATAAGTATTTCGAGTCCGACTTAGTAGATATTTCCAATCTGGCTAATTTTGAATTTAGTGCTGAAGGTTACGCAGATGATACTTTAGATAGTATAAAGATTGCTATCATCCTTTCTAACTCTGAAAATCCAGATGTTAAGTATTATGTAGACAAATACGGAACCGTTCGGGCTAATCCTATTACATACATTATCGACAAGGGTGTTTTTAATGAGACTGTGGCGTTTGGTTGTAAATTTGTAACCAATAGTGCCAATCAATATTTAGATGGCGTAAACAGGCTACAAATAAGGATTTATCCAGGGGTTAAACTCGCTGGTGGTGTACCTCTTCGTAAAAAAGTCAGGTATAAAAACTTAGTCTTAACAGGACAGCCAAATGTTTACGATAAAGAGTTTGACGGAAAGGTTTATCAGTACAACAATCCTGCTTTGCCTTCGTCTAAAAAAGATGAACAACAGGATGTTTATTTTCAAGATAACCTATTCTTAGCAGGCTCTCGTTACCGCAACTCTATGTTTGTTGGGAATACCTCAACACTTACCCAAAGATGGAAAAGAACAGGAGAGGATAACGACTATACGATTGTTGAGTCAGTTTTAATTGACAAACTCTCAATGACAAGCAGGTTCGGGGATATTTTCGAGGGAGCAATTAAGGGATATATAGACATATTAAGTACACCTAGAATTTACGACGATAGATATTTAGTACTTTACTGCGAGTATGACTTGCAGGATGATACGACAGAACTCTTAATGACCGAGTTGTTCGCTCCAGACATTACGGTAGAATATAAAATTTTCGATAAGACTAAAGATGGGAAATTAATAGACGTATCAGACGGTAGCACTTCAATTAAGATTGAGACCAAAGAAGAGTTCGACCCGCCACCATTCAGAAAAACAATTGTTCCACACCCAAGCATCCCAGGCAAATACCTAGATGGATATTTTTACGATTCAGATTTTTTAGTTACAGGTGGGTATGTAAAAATGTCTCAGCTTTTTGTTAATGATACATTCAGAATCTTTGATGAGCAAACAGATGGCGACTATACTACTAAAATGATAACAGAAAACCCGTTAAACATTGAGGGTAAAGGTGTAACGGTAAGGTCTAAAGGAGTTATAGATTTTGTTACAGGTATTGCCAGTGAAATCAAAAGTGCCAGAATTACCGATGGTAGATTATTAGTAGGAGGAAAAGAAGAAGTAGAAGCTCCATATGGAGTAATTCACGGTCACAGTGATTCAGTAGAAGCCGAACCGCTCTTGTTTTTAACCAACAAAGAGTCAGGCTTTGCTATCTCGGTAGATGATGCGAATCAAAAAGGAAGATTTGCCTCTACCGTTCCTATATTTGCCGATACTTTTAAGTGGACTTTTGGCGATGCTGACATATCAGGACTGTTTAATTTTGAGATTGCTCCTATTTCAGAAGTAGACGCAGTAGAACCTAATGAACTGGTTAGATTCTCTCAGTTAGCTTCTGTGATTAATACTGTTGATTGGGGACAAATACAAGACCATGAAGCGTATAAGGATATAGACGACTTTACAGGATGGGGAGCGGCTTTTATTAATGGAAACGGTTTAGGGATTGGATTAGAAACAGACTTGCCAGGTAACACCAAGCAGGGCTATATAGTAAAGTTTGGCATAGGTAATGAATACACCGACCAGTACACTTTAATGAGTTTTGGCCGTCCCTTTGGTGATTATTTCGACGGAAAACTTTATCTTCGTGGAATCTATGGCGACCAGGACAGCGGATGGCTCCCAATTGGTGGTGGCGATGTAACAGACTATCAAGAAACAGAAGGCGAGGCACTACGTCAGAAAAGAGGCATTAAGTACGAAGTTGAAACGGGTGATGATTTTGGATTTATCGGTATCGACAAAATAGATACAGGTATTATTTTTCAAATAAAAAGAGCTAACTTTGAAAACGATGATATTGACATCTTAGAAACAAGGATGCGTGCCAGTGATGGAAGGTTAGTTTTTATTGACCAATCAGGTAATGAAAAGCTATATGCATTTGTAGGTGAAGGGAGTGGGGGTAGTGGAATTCCTTATACTGCAATTCCTCCGATAAGATTTGATTTAAGTGGTGGAACAACACAGATAAGTATTCCAAGAGCTTCGGAGACAACTACAGGGCATTTAGATAAATCGGATTTTAGCTTGTTTATATCGAAAGTAGGAAGTGTAATTGCCGATGATAGCACCCCGATAACTGTTGAAGATGTAGACGGTGTTCCTTATCAAAGAAGAATAACTATGTCAGAGGCTAGTACTTCAAATGATGGGTATTTAACGAGCGAAGATTGGAATGAGTTTGACAGTAAATTAAGTGATGGTGATATAGTAGAAAACTCTTTAGATTTTAGGTCTGGCGTTTCAAGGTCAAAATTATTATTTAGTAGTTCACAATCTGGAGCCGAAAACTATGATGCAGAAATGTTTATGCGATATGGTGAGTTTCCATTAGGATTTAATATAATAGGCAAGACAGGCACAAATATACAAATTGAATCAGAGGGAGGTAATGTAAGACTAATAGGAAACAAGATAATTTTAGACGACTCAATTATTGATACTAGCAACATAGCTTCACTTGTTGGAGGAAATGCTAAATTTGCTGTAACAGATGAAACAGGCGGAATTTATAGATTAACACTAATAGCAGATTAAATATGAAATACAATTTCAACATACCATTTGTAGACCTAGACGGAAACCCGACAGAAGGTAGTCAAGGTAAAACATTAGCTAATGTAATGGCTAATGGCTCTAGTAATACTGACCCTTTAAAGTTCTGGGAATTTGCCGTACTCCTTAACAGAGGCGAAGCAATAGAACTGGATACTCAGGATAAAGAAAAGGTAGAAAGTTTTATTAAAAACGCTACTAAGTTAACCAATGGGGGTAAAGCACAATTATTACTGGTTTTAAGTCAAACAAAATGAAAAAGTACGCTTCTGTTTTTCTTGGTTTACTACTTGCTTTTAACATAAGTTACGGGCAAACCTCTGCATTAGTTGATGCAGGAGGCACGGCAATTGTCAAAAAGAACACCTCTGACAACTGGGCAAAGGTCTACAAGAAAAAGGTTAACGCTAATACGCAGTTTCTTTGGTATACAACCGACTCGGAAGGTGTTAAGTTACCCAGAGGCGGACAGATAGCAGGCACAGTTACCTATAGCTCACTTGCCGTTGCAGAATCTAACATACCTCCTAATTATTCGCTAGTCACGGAAGACAACCCTAATATTACCTTTGAGAATACCACCCTGCAAAGATTGGTAGATGCTAATATATTAGGAAGTGTAGACTACGATATAAGTATTAACAATACACTAGGATTAAGTGTTTTTCCTTCTACTCCAGTTGTACCTAGTGGCGATTATAAAGCCCAGTTAGACTGGGGGGACGCTGGCTTATTTAGGGGCAATGCTGAACAAATACTCTCTTTAGGTTTAGCTACAGCATTCGACCACAACCGAATGTTTACCCCTTCGGTGATGCCAGTGGCACACCGTTACACATGGAACCTAGCACCCGATAGTTACACTAGTGGCTCAGATGCGGAGATTGAAGCTAACGGAGCTGCGGAATACGGTTATATGTTCGGGGTGGGTGGCACAAGAAGAGACCGAAACAATGCCGTAACTCATACTAAAGAAGTTCACTGGGATATTGAAACGCCAGCGTGGACATTCACCAAAGCAGCAGCTTTTCTAAAAGGTTTTCACAACGCAGCCATTGCGTACGATGCTGATGCGGTTACGATTATGTATGGCAAGCCTGTAAGAGAATTTAATTTCTTCTGGCGAATGTCGTCTTATTTTTACGATGGTGACGCAGTAAGTAATAGAAGGAAATTGTATCCTTTTATGAAGAATGCCAAGAATTATCAGAATCCTAGTGGACTGGTAACTTCTTATTTCTCAGGCAAAAACGTTTATTTCAATACCCTCCCGTCTTATGCCAATGCTTGCTTACCTTTAAGTACTTCAATGTATAAAAAGGTTGATGGCGTAATACAGGTCGATGCAGATGGAGAAAGAGACTTTGTAGATAACGGATTTGATGAGACAGTCAGGGGCATAAATTATCATTGGGAGCCTAAACACCCATTCGACCCCGTAGACCCCAATCAAGGGCCGTATAAAAACTTTATTCACGAGGCTTTTTGTGCGGTCTATTTCCCTTATGCCTCTTATGCCAATGTAGTTTACGAACTAAGGGCTTTACAGGGCGGAAATGATATTCGTACGACACTTAACGGGAATTACAAGACCTGCTGGATGGTACGGACAACGTGCGAGGCTAACCCCTGGCAGAATGTTTATCGCCCGTTAGACAGATATACAACTAAGCTTCAAGCACTGCTTGGGCATTGTATGAGTAATAAGCTTTTACTTTGGTCTGGATGGACAGGTACAGCAGGGTTTAGTGACGATGGTACTAGTGTATTTCCTACCAATAACGAAGGTTCGGGATATGCTCAGGCAACAATTGAGGGCAAAGATTCGCCACCATACAATGTAAACTTAGGAGGTGAAAGACAAAATCTCGCAATCTCTTATAAGCTTAAAATGCTTAACCGTGATTATGGTTTATTTAGTTCAACTGATAAGCTTTTAACCTTTACTGACCCTTTGCAAATTCAGCCACGAGCCGAGATATTAGGCTTTGGAAGACTTAAAAACAACTATGCTTATATTGTTCTGGCAGAATCCAGACATGATATAGGAGAAACTATGCAAATCACTATTGGAAATACAAAAAATTCAACTATTTTTACCAGAACATTATCGGCTAAACAGATTATAGATGAAGTATTTACGTTTCCTTCGGGAGATACCTATGATTCTGACGACATCTGGATTCAATACCAGACTATCAAAGCGGTTGATGTTAAGGTATCTGGAGACTTACAGTCGCACGATATATAGCTATCCAGAATAATTTTTGCTGTTATTTTAAGAATTTAGCTTGTGATTAATAAAAGTGATTCATTTGGTTAGCCAAAGGAAATCATTTTTAACATTTTATTAAAACACAATGAAACAATTACATTTTTTTCTATTTGCCTTTTTATTTAATGTCTCTATGGCTCACGGTCAGGCTTTAGGGTTTATTGGTACCGACACAACTACGCTTACCAACTCGCCAACACTTTCTCGACTGGCTTTTAAAGACGACAATTTGTACCGTATCCGTAACACAAGGCCAGCCGTCTTAATCGCAGCTTCTGAGTATAATTTAACTAATCTTGTTGGGGTAACTGGTAAAATTAAAGTAACAAACGGCACAGGAGCAGTACAAGGTACAGTGCCAGTAGTTTTAACTTTTTCAGATACTTTAGTAGCAGAGGCACGACTAGAAACCCCTTTATTAGTGGGTGGTACAGGAGCCTCAAGAGTACTTACTGTTCAATCTACCCTGTCAGCAGGAACAAGTGACGCTATCAGCTTTAAGACAGGCTCACAGGTTGAGAGAATGAGAATAGGGACTAGTGGAGCAATCAGGTTTAATAGTTATACAGCAGGAATTGCCAAGTTTGACGGGAGTGGTAATATCACCTCTGGCACTATTTCAAGTGGTGACATACCCAGTCTGTCAGCTACTTATCTTTCTTTAGCAATCGGTGGAACGGTAAACGCTGGAGTAGTAGCAACTTCTTTTAAGTCTCCTACTGCAATTATTGAGAATCGAAAAAATGGTTCGGAAATGGATAGGTATACATGGAGACTAGTTAATAATGGGGCTAATCAAGGGCAATCATTAGTGTTAGATTATTATCAGGAAAACACACCTGTTAACTTCAACTCTCCTAATATGCTTTACATGAAAAATGGATTAATTGGTATCTTTAATACAAATCCTACTTATACATTAGACTTGTCTGGAAGCTTTCGGGCCTCTAATGCACGAATCGCAAATTTAACTGGCGGAGGCAGTGGCGGACTAGTTAGGTCTGACTCGGTAGGAAATTTGACTAATATTATTGCTGGGAACGATGTTTTCGTTAGAGGTGATGGTTCACTAGACCCTACTGTTTATCTTTCTACTTCAGCAGCAGGAGTATTATATGCACCACTTAATAACCCAACCTTTACAGGAACGGTAACAATTCCTACTTTAGCAGTTAGCGGCGTAGCGACATTAAAAGGGAATAAGGTTTTAGGGAACGGCACAGGTGATATTTCTAGTAATAATATTTTCGGTATCAACGCTTTTCAAAATAACACTACAGGCAATCAAAACGTAGGTATAGGTACTAATTCGTTATTAGCTAATACCACAGGGTCAAGCAATATTGCTATCGGTCACAACTCACAAAACGCTAATACCACAGGCATAGGAAACACTTCATTAGGCTCAAGTGCTTTAGTAAGTGGCAGTACGGCTTCTTATAACACTGCAATAGGTAATAATGCCATGAATAGCGGTAATAGCGGATATAGTACAGCATTGGGAAGGAATGCATTAGGTGCTAATAGTGGAGGATATAGCATAGGCATAGGTTATGATGCGGGGTCTCAGGCATCAGGAACGGGCAATGTATTTATCGGGTCTTGGGATGGAACAGGCGTTTCAACAAATAATGGTATGTATTTTTCTACTGGAGACAACACAAGGAGGATGACGATTTTAAATTCTGGCAATTTAGGAGTTGGAACGACAAGTCCTACCGAAAAACTTCATGTAAGTGGCAACATCAAAGTGGATACCGCAAAACTAGTCAGTGGCTCGATAAGTGGCACTCTTGGTGTAGCTGGAGTAACAACTCTTAAAGACACTTATATTAATAACTCTACCATATTCCCTAATTTTAATTACGGTATAGATTGGGGTACTAATACAGAGGGAGGAAATACAAATATTACTACATCATCAACAGGAGACCTGCGTTTCTTTGTAAACTCTGGCATAGATGGATTTATGTCTTTAAAGGCTTCTAATGGGTTTGTGGGTATTGGCACTACTACGCCAGCAGGTAAATTAGACGTGGCTTCAACTACTTCAGCTTTTTATCCTCCACGAATGTCAGCCTCAGAAAAAGCAGCATTAACGGGACTTACAGCAGGTGCGGTAATTTATTGTACAGACTGTGTAGCAAACGACACTAGCGGTGGAGTATTACAAATATATAATGGGTCGGTTTGGAAAAGTGCTTATTAAGCAAGCAAAAATTTACTAGTAAGATAAATACAATGAAAAAACTCTTAACACTAGCACTTCTGTTAATCGGAAGTGCTACAATGGCACAAAACATTAAGATTTATGTCTCTAATGGTTGTTTAACTTTTTATCCCTCCTCTGCTACGACAGGTACTTGTCTGCAACTAGACAAGGTAATATCTATTACAGCTAATCCTGCTAATACCTATGTAACTATCAAGACCTTAGACAATGAGCAGTCTTATCTAGCTTCAAGTGTAGTTAAAGCAGCAGGTACGGCTTATAGTAGCTCTGCTGATATAGCAAGAGATAGTTTGAACGCTCAGATTAGGGTAGGACGAGCTTCTTCCTCTAGTAGTGGCTCTTCAAGTGTTACTGTGAGCTATCCGAACAAAGCCTTTTCTCCAACTCCAAGTGTAGGGACTACTCCAGTAGTAATAACAGGTGGAACGGCTTACACAATAGACATATCGCCACAAGCAGGAGCCACTTATACGATAACTACCACAGCAGGAGGGACAACCGCAGCGACAGGAGATTATAAGTTCTTCGATGCCAAAGGAGGAAAGATTTCTAATACCATGACCTTTACACCCGTTACAGGGGTATTTCTGTATACTGTTTCACAATGAAAAAGATATTATTTTTATTACTTATTAGTTTAAGTGGGTTTGCTCAGAGTTATCCTGCTCCTGTTCCAAATACATATGGATATAATGAAAAGATTTATGAAAAAAGTTACTTTTCAGACCTGACGGATTTTACATCAACAGGATTCACCCCTACAATTGTTAATAATTACATTAATTTAAGAGCTGGGGCAGGAAACTTTAACCAGTATGTGGTTATAAATGGTAGCACCAATGCTGACGAAACAATAGAGTATCAAGTCACATTCAGAGCAGATACACTAGGAAATGGAATAGCAATAGGTCAAAGAAGTATCAATACCTTTTATAGTGGAAGTGTTTCGGTATTCTATTCTACAAATTCTAACGTGATTAGACTTTATGATGCAGAAGCTAATACTATATTGATAGAAAAGACCTCACCAATTTCAGTCGCTGGTGATATATTTACCTTAAAATATATCAGGGTAGGAAGTAGGGTGACGGGAGTGGTTGTCAATGAAACGCAAAAAACAACAACAACGGTAACGGTAAACAACAACCTTTCCACTAGTGTGAATTTTAAAATTCCAAATACAAATCAATTACGTATCTGGAATATTGGTGGTTCAATGGCAATTCTTTCTATTAGAGCTATTTCTCACTTAAACTACAATGCACCAGTATTATTTGTAGGGGATTCTAAAACGATTGGATATTCTGCAAAGACGACAGAATTAAGATTCCCCTCGTTATTAGGGTATGGGGTATACGGGGGGGCAGGAGACAGGACAACAGAGTTGTTGTTAGTAGTTAATCAAATAATTGCCCTGAAACCAAAGAGGGTGGTTTTGTGCATAGGTCGAAATGACATAGGGTCTGGCACATCAAGTGGTACATGGCAATCCAACTACACAAGTATAGTTAATTCTTTAACAGCTGCAGGTATTGACGTTTACCATTTGTACGGTATAGGGGAAACTGCTGTAAGTCAAGCCGCATTAAACACATTTATTGTTGCTAATTATGCAGCATCTCAAAGAATTGATGTAAGTAGCGGTTGGGTTAATGCTACTATGCTCTCTTCAGACAATGTTCATCCAAACGATAATGGACATAGGTATATTGCAAATGCAATTACCGCTACAGGAAAACTACCTGTTTCAATATTTAGAGAAAAGGTTAATTCAAGCGAAAAAGTTCTAACTGGCACTTTGCCAGACATAACTACAACCGGAAGGGTGCCATTTTCTACCGCAGGGAATTATACAAATTCAACTATCTATCAGGACACTAATAATAATTTAATCGTATCTGATGCTACCACCACCCCTTCTACATACGGAACAAACTTTCGCATCCTAGAGGTTCTGGGTAGCGGAATTAATGCCTATACTATTCTTTCGCTAGGGTTGACCGGCAATACAAAAAGAGGATATATTACATCTGATGTCAATGGAGGACTTTCGATTGGAACGACTACAAATGGTATAAGTGGAGCTACGTCTTTATTTAATTTGGTTCAAAGCAGCCTTAATATAGGAATAGGTACAGCAGCTCCAAATGCCAGTGCTATACTGGATTTGTCTAGCACTGGAAAGGGTGTGTTAATTCCAAGATTGACAACTGCTCAAAGAACCGGAATTTCCACGCCAGCGACTGGGTTATTGGTTTACGACACAGACTTTAGAAAGATTTGGCAATACAACGGTACAGCATGGGAAATGGTGGCAAGCAACAAAACGATTACCACCGATGTTTACGACGCACCTAGTATTTTAGGAGGTTCAGCATCCACTCCAAGAACAGTTACGGTAACTGGTGCAGCTTTAGGTGATTTAATCAGGGTTACTGTTAATGTAGACCAGCAACAAATAAATATAATTGGCTATGTGTCAGCTACAAATACAGTAACTTATTATCTTAGAAACGACACAGCAGCGCCAATCGATTTAGGCTCGGCTACTTACACCATTTATCGTCAATAATGAAAAAGATATTTTTGCTAGTCTTATTTTCTTATAATGTATTTGCTCAGTCCAGCAATGTAGGAAGTTTAACGCAAACTCAGATGGTAACGATGGCTATGGCGACTCCTTCTATTATTCCTATGGGGTATTTAACTTATTGTAGTGATGGAGTAAAGGGTTATTATAGATGGTCAGGGACTGAATGGATAAAAATCACTGACAACCCAGAACTATTAGCAGTAATGTCTACTATTCCTATTAATAATAATCAGATAGCTAATGGCAGTAATTATTACAATGCCGCTAATCCTCCTGCATGGTCAGTAATTACATCTAAACCAACCACCTTAGCAGGTTACGGTATAACGGACGGATTTACGACAGCAAATGCAAGAAGTGTTATAAGTCTAACTACCACAGGCACAGGAAGCCCTACCTATAATAATACTACTGGTGTTGTTAATATACCTAATAATAGCAATGTTCAGCCTCAGTTTTATACCTCGTCTGGCATGGTTTCTCAGCAGATAAAAGTATGGAACGGAATAGTAACACCCTCAACAGGGAGCGGACAAACTGTTGATATAAGTTCAGCAGGATTTAGTACTATCTTAAACGTACAGGCACAAGTCGAAAGTAATACTGCATCAGCTACTAGTGTTCCTTTGGTTTCAATCAAGAGTTATACAACCACTTCGGTGGTAACAAATATAATTGTCTCAAACAATAGTACTATTGGGTCTTTACTTTCTCCAATTGTCGGACTTTTATTTGCAACCAATTTAACGGGCTATAAATTACACGTTCAGGTAACAGGGTATTAAATATGGCAACTAAAACAATAAATAGAGGGGATTCCTTAACCATTGATGTAATTATTGACGAAGATTTACTGTCAAAGGTAGAGGATATTTGGCTATCAGTCAAAGGCGATGTAGTGGCTCAAAAGACCAGTACAGAAATGCCCTTTATTGAGATTGATAATATTTTTCGTTGTCAGTTAACTTCTTCTTATACTCAAAAACTTAATAATACCTATCCGATTATCGTTTCAGTTCAATGGGATGACTTGGGAGTAAGAAAGTCGTTTGAAGCAGAGTCTACAATTTTAAATGTTAAGCAAAACCATAATCCCTCTAACAGTGATGCTGTTTCTTCTGAACCTGACATTGAAATAGAGGTTACTCAAGGAGATAACGGTTTAATTGCCAGTGTGACGCTAGCCACTATTTACAGGGGATACGGCATTATTCCAGGAGGAACAGACGAAGATAGCCTGGTCAAAGATGGAGCAAATGACTATCTGGTTAAGTGGGCTAAACGTGTACCTTACGAATCGGTTGAAAACTTTGCTGACATATCCGCTTCTAACCAAATGCGTTTAATAGCTGTTGCGGATGATGAAACAACTGGAGGTAACAGCTCTCTCTACTGGTTTGACGGATTAGTTAAGAATCTTTTAGAATATTCATCTATGAAAACAAATATTTCAGCACCAGTAAAGACTAGTAGTGGAACAACGCCTATTACGGTTAGTGCCAATTCTGCCTTCTATATTAATATAGCTCCACAAGCAGGGGCTACCTATACTATTACAACTCTTGGCGATCCTCCTACTCCAGCAACAGGGGATTATAGTTTTATTGATGGTAAAGGAGGCAAATTAGCTTTGCAATATACCATTACACCAGTAACGGGGACTTTAATCTATACGGTTGCGGTATGATAAACAAAACCAACTTCTTTGCCATCATCCGCCCACTATTCGGCAAGTTCTCTGCATCACAAGTACAGGGCTTAGAATTTATATTGGACTACTGGGAGAGTCAATTAGGAACACCAAATTATATAAACTTAACGGTAGCACAATTTGCTTATATACTTGCTACTATTCATCATGAAACCGATAAGAAGTTTCAACCTATTGAAGAATATGGAAAGGGCAAAGGATTACCTTACGGCAAACCTGACCCTGTTACGCATCAGATTTATTACGGACGAGGATTTGTACAAATCACCTGGAAGGCGAATTACGAGAAGTTTGCTAATCTTTTTAATATCAACCTAGTAAATAATCCAGACCTAGCATTAGAGCCTCTCAAAGCGGTTAAAATAGCGTTTGTAGGCATGACTACTGGAATGTTTACAGGTAAAAAAATAAGTGACTTTATTAACCAAAATAAAACCGATTTTATAATGGCAAGGTCAGTAATTAACGGAAGAAGAAAAGTAAATGGAGTGTTAGAACCTTTACCTGACAAGGCAGAGTTAATTGCTTCGTATGCAAGTGTATACTATCTGGCATTAGCCTAAACAAAAAATCCTCCGATTAAAGAGGACTTCTTGCCGTGCTTGCTAACAAATAGTTTTAATGTCATCCTAAATCAACCCCGAGTTAGAAATAAATTAAATTGAGCTCAAATATAATAAAATTATGTTGATACTGAAAAATATTCTTTCTTTTCTTCTAAACTTTAAAACCTTAGGAATTGTACTAGTCTTAGCGATAGGATTCTACTTAGGTAAATCCTGTGAACACAAGTCTAATATTAAGACTATTAAAAAGTATGATAAGATAGTTTTAGGCTATAAAGAAAATAAAACTATCGATTCTACTCAAAACGCAAGACTAGCTTTTGAGGTTGACTCTCTACAAAAAGAACTCGTTTTAAGACAAGATATTATTAATAAGAAGGATATATTAATCCAATCACAAACCAAGTCAATCAAGGGCTTAGAAATGCGTTTAACACAGTCTAATAAAGACTTTCAAGAAGCTATTGAGCTAGGGCATATTACTTGTGATACTATATTTGTTAAGCCTATCAATATTTTTGAGAAAGGAGTTTATCAGATTTTACCTAAAGCAAAGATTAAGCGTTTGGTTCAATAGTTGGTATGCCTTTAAAAATTCTCTTTGAAGGAACTACACATCTTCTGGATACTGGTATTCGCTTATTGCCTTTTATTAACACAAAAGAAGGCTCTTTTACATTCAAATAGACGCCTATTACATATCGCTTGTTAACTATACAGGCTCTACTAATCCTAACAAAATTAGGGTCAACTATTCTTTTGGAGTATTCTTTTATACTTATACCTGCCACAATATTAGCCTTTCCATAAAAGGTAAAGTCGGTATAATTTATCTTAGCTGTAAGATATTTTATTTCTCTTGTGTCTATTAATTCGTGCTTTCCATTTTTTACAATATCAATAAAATACTTTTCTTCTTTGTCGCAAAGCTTTGGCGAAATGGCGGAGTTGTAGTCAGCAAACTTTTTACCCAGATATTTAGAAATATCAATACTTGCACCTTGAAATAAAACAATGCTATTTATTGGAGTTATCAATTCTTTATAATCAACATCTTTAGATTTTACTATAAAAAACTTGTCATGATTATCCTTTACTAGATAATACCCGTTATGAACATAAATGATTATATGTTTGGAATAAAAGTCAATAATAGATTTTCTAGCTTTAGGTTTATATCCGTCAACAGATGGCTTGTTCATTTCTATATTGATTAACTTTTCTTCATATAAAAATCTTCTCCTAATCCAGATATTCTCTTTATAAAATATCCTTCTTTTACCGCCATTTCACAAAGTAGTTTTGCAAACCATTTAGGTATACAGAAGAACTTTTTAATATCTTCTACGTAAATGTGCTTAGTGTCCATGTAATACATTATTTTAATTCTATCAAGGATGAATTTTCTCATTGTTAAATAGGATTACAGTGTTTAATTAATCTTTTCTAGTTGTTGTAATTGTTGGGGCTATTTGTGACATTAAAACAGCTAATAAATACCACCATCCACTAGCACCTTTCCAAAAGACTAAATAACTACAACCTACTAGTAGGAAGATTACATACAGATAGTAAATGACAAATATTATTGTTTTCATAAGTTTAGTTTATTTACCCTTTCACATAAAACTAGCCCACACTTAGTACACTTCTCAGTATCTCCGTCACGTTGAACAAAAGCGTAGGGGTGTTCGCATTCGTCTGTGACAATATCCCATTGTCTATCTATAATATCTTGGGTTATTAGTCCTATGTGATTCCTATTTGTTTTAAATAAGTAGTCTCCTATAATTAACGGGAAGTAATTTCCAAAAACCTTTATTCGTAATTCGCCAGTTTCTATGTCTTCATTATGAATCATTTCAGGTGTATGTAAAAAATCGACAATTTCATCATAATTGCCTCCTGTCCATTTTAACGCTTCCCAAATGTCTTGTTTTTTAGCTATTTTTATTTTGTTCATTTTCTAATAAATTTACGAGGTGAATCAATCTTTCTTTATAATTATTACTCAAAGTTTTCAGCTTCATATCAGCATAGCCTAAATGAGCCTCAACAAACTTCTTTACATCAACTATTTTTAACCAGGGGTACAGTTGCACTGTCTGAGGCAGTTCTTTTGAGGCAAAGTAGGCTTTTAGTTGTTCGGTGGTCATAGTTCTACTAAGTCTAAAAGACTAAACAGTGTATCTTTGTCCATTTTCTGATACAGTCCGCTAAAATCATCTTGATTAATATCGTGGTTTGTCCAAAGATAAGGCTTATAGCTTTCATCCTTTTTGCCTTCATAAACCATCCATGCATTTGACATATTTGGATAGCACGACACTGTGTGAATTTGGTTAGCAAGCATGCTTATACTTTCTCCCTTAGCAATCCAATCCATTTGAGTTGTTTCAAGTCGAGAAGTACCTAATGGTTGGAATTTCAGTTCTCCGTTGCTTATCTTACTTTGGTAAAGGTATTTGTTAAATTCCTGACCCTTAGGGGATTCGACAACTTGCCAGTTGTATAACTGACCTTTGATGACGTGTAAGGTTAAATTGCAGTGGTGCGAATGTAATCCTACTGACATAGGTTTGCCCATACTCATATTTTCGTCAGGATAATTTCTATATAACTCGTGACCCTTTGTAGCAATATAAAGTCTAATAGTTTTCTCAGGGCAATCAAGAAGCATAATTGAATGTACATTTCTACAATGGCAATGCATAATAGACTTTCCCAATATTTCGTTTATGTTATTCCGCAATAAATGCCTTACTAATTCTTTCATAATAATATCTGTTCAATGGTTTTTAAATATCTTCTTGTAACCCTTAGTTTAACCCCGTTCTTTAACTTAACTACTCCACTACTATATGATTCTATATAACTCTTATTAACTACGCTAAAACGCCCTAATTTGATGAAATTATCGGGTAGTTTAGATAAGATAAACTTCATCGTATAAGAGGATAAATAATAGGTGTTATCATAGTATATTCTTGTGTAGTTGACCTCAGGTTTTAGGTAAATTATTTGATTAATTTCAATAGTAAATTTGTTTAGTTTTAAGGTGTTGTGTGGATGCATAGGCTATAAAATGTGTTTTATTAATAAATTAAGCGTATTCTTCAATATCTCCATTTAAATGATAAAGGATTTTATCTAAATCATTTAAAACATTTTTGCATATCCTAGTCATAGATGCTATTTCTGCCCTAGTTTCAGATGTTCTATTATAGTCTACTTGCTCTAAATTGTAGATTTTAGTTTTGTAGTCGCTTTCCATTTTCTTTAATTCGTCTTTCACCCTGTAGGGCTTCATGTCCGTTTCTAATATCCTTTCAATTTCTTGCATATCCGTTTGTAAAACAGTTATACCATGTTCCTTTGAAAGATAATTAAATAACTCTTGTTGCTGTTTACTAGTCATAATTTTATCGTTTAAAGACTATCCAATGGTTCTAATATTTTATTTACAAATTGTTTTCTTATTTCATCCATATTATACACAGTCAAAAAGCAAAGAAAATACTTGCTTAGTTCTGAGCCGTCATTGAGTTGAGTATAAGCCCAGTTCAGTTTCTTATAATCCCAATAAGAGATTTTAATATAAGTAAGGTTATATCCCTTTCGAGTTTTACTTATACCTAATATTGATTGCCAAAAATTAGCAGTTGTTATTTCGGTCTCCTTGTATTGAAAATCTTCTATTCTGAATACTACGTCCGTACCAGTCTTTAGAAACTTATTTTTCACTAGTCCTAAAGCGTGTATTTGCTGGAAAGATTGCTCTATGGGTAGTTTCATAGTTTACTATTCAGATAATTCTTATTATCAACAAATACGTGAAATACAAACGGTGAAGAATTTTTCATGATTTGATAAGTGCCTAAATAAGTCCAATTGATTAAGTAAAAGTCGTCTGGTATTGGATTACCAGTCCCGAATATCTTAATTATTCTATTTTCTTTTTGAGCTTCAGTATCTACCAATCCCCACAAGCAGGGAGTTTCGTATTGCATTTGAATATCCAAAAAGTTAATATTTACAGGCATTTGTATTTCCTGTGTATCGGTTGTATCTAATGGAAATTTCCAGATTGCTTTCATAGATAGTTATTTTAAAGGTTTTCAAATTCTGTTTCTAATTTTCTAATATCATCTTTCATTCGAGCTATTACGCTTTCAACGAATGGTTGTGCTTCTGGAATTTCCCTGATACTAAAAGTTACAGGACGGCTTTCTTTAAAGCGAAAGTCTACGGAAGCCAAAGGGATACTTAAAGGAAGATTCTTTAAATGCCATTTAAGCTCTTCTATTTCTTTTTGTATTTCTATTCCACGCTTTAGGGATTTTGGTGTCATGGTTATAAAATATTAGGCTCTATTTCAACACTTGAATTGCGTTTGTTTACCAGTTTATTTAATCCGCCTCTTTGGAGTTGCATAATAAACAGTTCTTTGGCTTGCCTCTTTGATGTAGCTTTAATAACCTTTGCTTTAGTGTAAAACTCTAATATCACATAGTATTGCTTTTTAACTTTCTTCTTTTTCATAGTTAGTTTATTTAAAGGATTGATTTATTCAGATTTGTATAATAATCAGTTTTTATTAATTCGAGTAAATCTTCATGATACTTAATGCACTCTTGTTGGGTATCAAAGAATTTATAAATAAAATAGAAAAGTTGTTCCCATGAGTCATTCCCTTTAACTAAATAAACAAATCCTAAATATTTGTCTTGTGGAAAACTTTGTTTAACTGGTTCAATTAATATTTTGTCAGGATAATTAATAGCTATCTTTTCGAGTAATTCTTTTGAAAGCTGCATGGCTATAATTTATAAATGTATGTTGTATCAATCTTGTTCCCCAGTAATCATTATCCATCCGTCGTCTCTCTTCTTCCAGATAGTTGAATCTTCACACAAAGCGTAGATATTACCTCTTTTATCGTGAGAGATTGACTTTATGTTAGTTAAGTTCTTTTTGAATGGCACCATTTGTGTATTCTTCTCTACCCAATCACGAGCTACAATAGAAAAGCCTATCATAAAACAAAGAAAACACTCCGTTCCCTTCCCAGCATAGAAAAATAAAATTCCTGCAATCATTGCACACAATCCTATAATATTTATAATTCTTTCTGTAAAAGACAATGGCTCGGTTTTATCTTCTTCTTTCATAGTATTAATACATTTGACTAGATATTTATAAATTCAAGAGGTATTCTTTTTAGATAAATTCTCCAGATATGCCCTTCTGTTTCGGTGAAAAACTCTGACAATGCCTCGCCAATTATTCCCCTTTGTTTATCCTTTGCGTCTTGAAAGTCTTTTTCCCATCCCATCGGATTAATATCTTTCATCGAAGGAAAGGCTACCATAATATGAATCTCCCATACCTGCTTGCCCTTTAATAAGTTTACCTTTGCGTGAGAAGGCAATGTCTCTCTAATTTTTTGAATGTCTATTTGATGCATGATTTTGGTTATTTAAGAAATTAATACATTTGATTGTCAAAAACTTGTTTTATTTAAGTTAAGAGTGCAATACATTCACCCGTGAAATACATATTCAAATCTTGCCAGATAGAAAAGTTGTTCATCTTTTCACCTCTCCTGACTTTCTCGGCATTTTCAATGCTTCTATTCATAGAATTATCTTTTTCCTCTTCCGTAACGTGGCTTGCATATTCATTACTACTTCTTATATCTTTAGCATTTTGTATCATATCATCAGCAACTTTGTTTAAGCCGTCTTGCAGTCGCTTACCTGTTATTATTTCTCCCGTATGGGTTCGTAATGATATTTGTTCGGTTGATAATGGCATTGGATTATGATTTAAGCTGTTTAATTGTATTTTCTTCTTCTCGTTGCTGAAACATATTGTTTTCATTAGACTTGTAAATAGGCGTAGATTCGAGTTTTGCCATATTCATAGCCAATTCTGCTAACTTCATACTTTGATTGCTTCCTGATGCCTCCAAGTAGTCCCAAATGCCATTTCTAAGAACCTCATACTTATTAATAAAGGCAAGTTTTTCTATTTGGGTAGTAGCCTTAGTAGATTTCTGATTTTCAATACAATATCTTTTAAGCCTCTCATTAATTTCCTCTTTGCCTAACCCTAATATCGCATTCCTAAATGTGTAAAACTCGGCAAATGGATTTTTACTGTGACTTTTAGCAACATAAGTATCAAGATGCTTCTTTTGTATCTCTTGGCAATTAGATATGTACTTAAAAACCTCTTTCAGCTTCACCAAGTATAAAACTTGTTCATGGGTGAGTAAATCTTTGTTTTCTACCTTACGAACCATTTTCACTAATTCGTCTCTCAATTCTTCTCCTTTCTTTGACCTGCTAACCATACACAACTTCATGGCAAAATCAATGTGTATAAAATACTCTTGTCTAAATCTCCCGTGCTTGCTTTCAGTTGGCATTAATGCAAAGTAAGATTTCTCGTCGCAATAAGGATTATCAATTAATTCTCTTTTTATAAATCTTGAATAATCCCCTTTAGTTAGTTCTAGCTTATCGTATAGTTCGGTAGCCTTGACCGCTTGCCCTATCTTTGTGTCGTAGTTTTCCATACAACAAAGTTATGTTATTTGTTTTAAATATGCAAGTAAATGAGCAAAAAAATAGTAGCCCCGAATATCAGAACTACTATCCAAAATAACTTTTGCTGTGTTAATGTCTTTTGCCTGCTACTTGAAATCCCCTATGGCGTACGGGCCTCAGGTCTTTCTTTCACAGGGCTTACTATATACACAAAGTAAACAATGAAAGAGATTAAAAGCAAATTAAAAATTTATTAAGATTGCTTAAAGCATCAAACAAGGAATATCATTAGATAGTGCCTTGTATTTATTTGCGATATATTCAGAAAGTTCATGGCTTTCAGCATTAGAATCAATCATAGATTTAATATGTTCTCTTACTTTTTGAGCATCTTTTTTACTTACTTTATAGAGAGTGCCTTCTATTATGATGTAGTTCATATTAGATATAATTTACAGGTTTCCAACAAATAATTTGACCTTCAAATCCTTTAAACTTGTTGCTATTTGGAATAAACCAATTTATTAAATCCTCCCAATTTAACCCGTCATTTTCGGCCACACGGGTCACTCTTATCATACTCGCTTCAGTTTCCATGTCGTTTACAAAAATCTCACAAAATTCACTAATTTTAATATTCCACAACTGAACTACTTCTACTTCTGCAAATTCAACTTGTGGAGAATTGTAAGGCTTATCACTCCAATATCTTAAAGAAGCCTTGTCGCCTACTTTCCATCTATTACCCTTTCTGATAGTGTGATTTTTAGGCCAAACTTTATCAGCAAATAATCTATCCATTTCTGGAGTGAGCTGCCCTAATGATTTTAGTATCTTTTCAACAAATAATGTTGATTGCCCTTTTCTGGGGTGATAGGCTGGGAAGAACCTTGAAACTGTTAATACTTTTGCCATAAAAAAATAACCGCCCCTACAAGTGCTAGCTTATAAAGACGGTATTTTGTTGTCGGTTAAGACAATATCGTTTTTGTTCCCTAGCATGAACAAGACAAAGTTATGAAAAAGTAATTTACATTTACAAGAAATATTTTATATTTGTCATAAATACAAAAGGCATGGCAAAAAAGAATAAAAAAATGGTTGAGATTTTCGAGGGAGTAGAAGTCCCTGCATTGGCATGGTTGGCTATTGCTATGATAGACGACGCCTTAGACACTATTTTTAAGCTGACCATGGGTGGAGAGATTGCCACTGGCAGAGTTCCTGTTATAGGCGGTACTGGTACACTTATTTTATTCGTACTAAGAAACTGGGGACATAAAATTAAAGAATGGAAAGCCAAGAACGACACCCCTAACAACTCAATCAACACTGTAATAACCGAAACCACCCCTAAGAAAGTAACGGAAACTAATATTACAGAGTCAATATGAAAGTAGCTATAACCAAATTTTCGCACTGGGTTTTTAATAATTTCGATTCACTGGACGATTTACAAGACTTTTGTGCAATGCTTTTTTTTGTAATATTTGGGCAAATTCCCATATTTACTTTTCTTCATAAGTATGGACTAAACACCGACTACGGTTTCTTTGCAGTTGGTGGACAGTGTTGTATTTACATAGCTAAGAAATTATATCCTAACTGGTTTCCCAAACAACCAGAATATAGTATCGGGTCTTGGCTGTCTAGATTCTTCGGTAATTGTGTATTAGCTTGGACTTTTGGGGTTTTTGCTACTGAGTATTTTTCTAAATATGTAGGAGAGTATAACCTTCAGATAGCTACGATTGCTCTAGGTGTGGGAGCTTTTTACGAAATGATATTAAAGCCCTTAGTTAAATATGCTTATAAGTTCAGTAAGCCAGATAGAGAATCAAATTAATTATTAACTATAAATCAATACAACAATGGCAGTTAAACCGAATCCGAAACCAAAGCCGAGACCAGTTCCTAAACCTCCTGTAACTACTGAAGGAGACGACGACGAAGGAGCTCCGCATCCACCTAAGCCGAAAGTTCCATGAGAATCGCTTTAGGCTTATTTATTCTTTCATTTTTCATCTACATGGCAAACGTCTTATTTCTGGCGTTTGCCTACTATGATGACCCGAAGGGCTTGATGGCTACCATATCGTGGTGCTTAGACCATTTGTGGCAGTTTCTGTGGCAACCTTATGTATTCTTAAAGTACCGCAATCTACTTGTAAGAAATATTTTAGCTATCTGGTTTATTACTGCTATTCTTCGATGCTTCTATACCTATACAGTAGCCTTTGGATACATCCCTTTAATCTCTGAATTTTACTCCTACGTCTTTATAAGTGTACTTTTCGGGTGTATTGGGGCTTACTGGTTAATAAATAGTATTTTAATTAGGAATAAAAATAAATAAATAATATTTTCGCCAAAACAACTTAAAAACGTGGCGAGAATCGCTCTGAACTACCTTTTGCTGAGCATTTGGAAGTATATAGACTGCTTGGTGATTTTATGGATAAGTAAATTTATTCAGTTATTACAGGCACAATTAGCTATCAATATTTCTGAGAGAAAAGAACTATTGATATTTATTATTATCTTAGCAGCAGCGATATTAAAACTCAATTCTAACTGGATAGCAAGAGATAAAGCTAAACTGGATTTAGAGAGTCAAAAGACCAAGAATGATATTGAAAAAGAAGAATTAAGGGAGAAGAGAATTAAGAATGATATTTTAGAGCAAAGTAAGTTATCGGATAATTAGGTTTTTTCATAGTATTTTAAGGGTTGGATTAGAAAGTCCTCTTTGTTATGAGAGGACTTTTTTTTGTTTACTTATCCTCTATTAGTTCAATATCAGTAGCTGGATAGTAACTAACAGTAGACAATTCGTGATTAATTTTATTAATAATATCCGTAAAGTCTATTTTGCAAATAGCTAAATGAATTTCGTCGTGTTGCTCTGACTCCCAACCTCCTGATATGTATTCATATAGCCACTCTTTAAACTCTGACTTAGTGGGTGACGAAGGCGATTGTGGCTCTTTACTGCACAGTACCGGGTCGTTATCAAAATTTATATCTCCATCTGATAAATCATTAAGTGCCTGAAAGCCTAGTCCATCGTAAATATAATATTCGTAACCCTGTTCAATTGCTTCTTTAACTGTTAATTCCATAGTTTTAAGGATTGTTTTAAATTGTGAAATAATTGTTATTTATCTATTAATTTAAGTATTTCTAAAAACTCTTGCTCATTCTTAGGTATAGGGATAATAAACCAGGGTAACCCATTGTTACCTAAAAATATTCTTTTAGTAAAAAATACAGTACCTGTACGAGACTCAGTTATAATATAACTATCAAAGTCTCCGTACCATCCCTCACCATTTACGGCAATATCATAATTCTGACCTTTCAGGTAGTCAGATACGAATTTCTTTGCTTGTTCTAAGTTTGCGGTTTTCATTTAGTTGTTAGGTTAAATAATCCTGATATTATACTTTGAGGCCTATTAAGACAATCAGCGATTTTTAATTGACTGAATCCTTTTCTTTTTAGCTGTTTAGCTAATCTCTTTTCGTCAGGTGTGAGTGGGTAGGGCTTCATTTTCTAGTATTTGGATTGCTTGTTTGAGTACATTAATCCTAGATTTTAAGTCATGGTATTTAAACCACCAAGAACTTGTAGTATACTTTCTACGACTTTCATATATACACCAAAGAGTATCAAGCTTCCAAAAGTTAGTGCCATTTTCGGCAAAGTATCTACAAAACCCATCACCTGTATGAAAAGGATAGCAAAAAGGTATAAATCTGCTAATTCTAAAATGCCTTAAAGCACGTTTATAGAATGCTAATTCCTGTTGCTTTGTCATCTTAGTAGACTTTTAAGGTCTGATATAAATCCGTCGATAGCTTTTAATTTTGCTTTTTCATTAATACACGGTTCTTCCATACCTCTAATCTCATAGCTCTTTATTTTCAGCTGATGAAAGGTAATTTTCTTTTTATACTTTTCAATCAACCCATTTATTTTCTCTTCCATCATCTTAATCATTAAAAAGGTTATCAAATATTTTTACATCATCAAAGCTTATTTCTTCTTTCAGTGTTACCGCATCATATCTTGTCTCAGATAGACGGTATACACTTAAATCAAAGGCATTTACTTCTTCATAATAGACTAGTGTAGCTACGAAATTATCGTATACTTTCTTAAAAGCCTTTCCTTTCTCTTTTGTAAAACCTAGTTCAGTTATTTTGTTTTCCATAGTTTATTGATTGAATGAGGTTAATAGTTCGATTAATTGGTCAAGTTGAGGTTTGGATAGGGACTTGGGCTTTAATTTGTCTATTAAACTTGTAGCCTTGCTTCTTAAATTAAAAATAATTATCTCTTCTTTTATTTCCTCTGTTTCAAGATAATAGGAGGTATTGCCTCCATACTCACTAAAATGACTACCCCACCTGAGTTTGTTTACAATCTGTGTACCATCATCTAAAACAGCTCTAGTGTTTGTAAGCCTGACCACTTCACCATTTTTTACATAACCCCAATATCTATTGTGAGTATAAACCACATCCCCTACTTTTAATTTTTCCATAGTTTTAATTATTAAATATCTTGTAAAATATAATCAATATACCTGTTTTGCTCTCTTAAATCAGAGCCTCCGTTTTTAGACACAAAGTCAGTTACTAGTTCATTGTAATTGTGTAAGTGTTCTTTGTTTCTATACAAATCCTGAGCCGTTTCTTTAATTCCTGCGAGCCCCTTATCGTTTGTTTCTCTGGCTCTTTGCAGGTAATCTACACTAGGATTCATTTCTACGAGTTCTAAACATTTGCAGACAAAGAGATAAAAGTTCTTGGTTTTACTTCTCTTGCTCTTTTCGTGGTCGTGTCTACAATCATTAGCCTCTTTCAAAGCATCATGGACGATTTTTTTTAATTCATTTACTGTTTTCATAAGGATTAATTGTTAGTGTATTGACATTGATTGCAAGACCATTGTTGACCAAATTAAATACGTCGTAATGATTTTTACAGAGCGTTTGAAATACCACTGTTGAACATTGTCCTGTGGACACATCTAAAACTAAATGTCCTATATCTTTGTATCCGTGTTCATTTGGTATTAATTCGTACAATGAACGAAGAATAGGTTTGACATCTTCAATTGCTGCCGTTTCGCTATAATAATGATGCCCCCTACTCCTTGATAGATACATCATTCCAAGACGAGTAAGATTACATATTTCCCAACTTGATTTATTATACTTTACTTGTAGCTTATAGGGCAAATACGCTGCGAGGTGTTGGATTTCTAGTTTCATGATTGTTGGGGGAGGGGTTAAAATGGCATACTTTTTTTCAGTATCTCTTCTAAAAAGTTCATTGCATCAAAAAATGTATCAAACTCTTCACATTCTAAATTAATGTCAACAACTATCCAGACACCATCTGCTGTATAAATATCCTCTACAAAATCATAGCGTTCTTTAGCATCTATCAAAAGCACTGCAAAGTTTTCAGCGTTCGAGTCTTGAATTTGTTTTTTAGTTGGCATAATATTGGTTGTTTAAATTGTTAAATTAATGTTAGTTGTGTGGGGGAGGGTTAATTAGTCTCCTTTGGTAAACGTGAACATATTTCTTCAAATGCATCGAAGATAACTAGTAGCCAATATTGGGTTTTCATTGCACAAGGAACGCTTTCAGCATCTAAATCTCTTGGAATATCACCATAAGCTTTAGATTTGTACCAAAACTCCCCTTCGTCTACAACTGAAAGTAATTCTTCGTAATATTCTTTATGTTCTTCGCTAATATCCTCTTCTAAAAGAAGTTCATTGATTTGTTTTGTGGTCAACTCAGGATTGAACTCGTCAGGTTCTTGTGAAGAACTTATTCTAAGTTTCTCTTTCCAATAACCACCGCTAACTGTTTCACCAGAATTAACAGGAATGAATTGTCTGCAAAATACCCAGTTTCCATAATCACCTGTTACGGTCATTATGCCTTGACAATTGATAAACTTAATATTATCAATATTTGTATTTGGCTTTTTAAGGTGGTGAATTTTTACTAAATCATTTTCAATAATAAATAACTCGTGTTTGCTAAAGTCTAAACTGGTTCTCTTTTTCATTTTCTTAATCCGTTTATTTATTATAAAATATTTAAAGATGGTAATAAAGTGTCAATATACTTACCGTGTAACTCTCTTGTATCCAACAAATTACCTTCCAAGTCTCTGTACATAAGTTTCTCTCTATCGTAAACCAAAAATCTGTGAATGTAATAATGGTCAGTCTTAGGAAGTTCAAAGCAATCTAAAATGTGTTCATCGTTATAACTCCAGTGGTGAAAATGAGAATCAGAGAAAGTTCTTTTTAGTTTTTGTGTCGCCTTAGCTGCCCTGGCTTTCTCAGGGAACTTCTCGTAGAACTTAGACATATAGGCTTTCTTTCTATCTGAGCTAATTCTATTTTCACTGTACCCTAAACGGTAATACTTCTCTCTTCCCCTTACTCTTTCTTTTTCAATCCATTGAGGGTCTTTTCTTTTTTCAATAGTAAGAACCCTGACAGTTTCTTTTGTACATTCTTTGCATTTATTCAAATACCCATCAGCCATCATTCTATGAGGATAGAACTCTGATAGTTCTTTGATTTTCTGGCACTTAAAACATATTTTCATAGTAGTATAGTTAAAATTTAATGTCTTCTAAAGGGATTGGGTTCATTGCCAGTTCTTCAAATGTCTTAATGCTTTCTTGTGGAGAAAAAGCCATGGGTTTGACAGGTTGCTCTTGGTCGTCAATCAGATAGTTTTTATTATTCCAAGTGGTTTGACCGATTGAGTTTGTTCCTAATTGGAAGCCTTCTACCAAATCATTGAACCTTCCGCTATTAATATTCCAACCTAAATAAACTTCTGCGTTATTCTCTCCAAGGTTATCAAATTTTACTTTTAACACTTTTACCAAAGTAACATTTTCGTCATAATCTCTGTGAACTAAAAGGCCATGGGGTGACATATCATAAAATTCTCCACCTCCTTTGATGTCATAAAAAGTAGGTTGCGGGATTGTTAAAGAGCCTTTTACTTTAGTCATTTTTACAGGGTGTGCCACTAGTATAATTAATAAATCCCATTTCTTGCAAAACATATCAATCTCATTCAAATAGTCGTTTGTGTAATCATTGACATTTTTATGCATAGACCTTTTTAAACGAATCTTATTGTAAGGGTCAATCACTAACAATTTAATACCTCTTCTTTTTACCAGTTCTTCTGCTTTTTTCAATACCTTTTCCAAATCAAAACCATCTTCATAATCAATAAAGTTGAAGTTTCTTTCCAGATGCTCTTCTGCTGCTACCCATCCTTTACGCTCCAAATCAAAAGTGTTGCCATGGCGTGGCGTAAAACCAGATAGCTTTCTAAGTAATTTATTGGCGTGTAAAAATGTAGGCTTATTTTCTCCAGAAGCAAAAGCAGTTACCCATCCGTAATTTATATTATAACCTATTGCCATCTGGTCTACAAAGTCACTTTTGCCCGAACTTGGTATGCCAGTCACCACTATAAACTGCTTGGTATAAGTAGAAAAAACTTTATCAAAGCTTTCTAATCCTATGGTAAAACCTCTTTTTTGTCCGTTAAGATAATAATTTCGCAAATCCTCTTTAACATCTTTGTAAGTAAGAACATTCTCTAAAGGCACAGGCTTAGCTTCGTCCAAGGTCTTAACAAGTTCCTCTTTTCCATACTTTAACAGATATTCGTTCGCATCCTTACAATCTTTAAAGTCTACAACCAGGCACTTTTCAGAACCTATCCGACGAATTAATTCCTGCCCTCCCTTCTTTCCTGCCTCATCGTTATCCGTGGCAATGTACACCTTAGTAATATTATCAAAGATTCCGTAATAATCATCTAAGTAACTTAGTACAGGTTCGCCTTTAATACTAAATCCATTCGGCACACTAACCACATTCCAAAGTCCTGCTTCAACATACGAACAGGCATCTATTTCTCCCTCAACTATAATACACTCTTTTTGACCTATGATATTATCTAAATTATAGAAAATCAGTTCAGCATCTTTAATGAATTTAAAGTCCTTTTGAGCGGCTCTAAACTTGGTATTGGTAAGTTTACCTTGGAAGTAGTAATTAAACTCAATACAAAGAGCGTTTGCCCCGTTTTTAGGCATCCATTCATAACCTTCTGATATTTTCAAAACATTTAAAGTACTTTCGCTGATACCACGGTCATTTTTAAAGTAATCCAATATCTTTTGAGAGAAATTAGATTTAGGCTTGGGTACGGGTTTAAAGTACTGTTTGATTTCTTCGTTTTTCTTATAGGTGTGAAGCTGTACTCTTGCCCCACAATGATTGCACTGTCCTAATCCTGTATCCCAAAAAACACTCATACACTTCTCGTGCTTCTTTTTTCTATGCTCACTACATTCGGGACAAGTAGAAGTAGTGGCTTTTGCTGGGATACCATGGACATTGTACTGGTCTATTGTGAATCCATTTATTTCGGCCATCTTTCTAGGTAGTTTGCAGGTCTTGGAACTTGTTTAAAAATATAACCACCGCCTTTGCCATTTTCAACGAGCAACGGCCAGTTTTCTTTGGTTGTTCTTGCAGGTATAGGACTTGCCTGTGAAGTGTAGTAAACATACTTGTCTTCCTGTTCTGCCATGGCATTAGATTCTCTGAAATCAGAAGCCTTGGCTTTTAACCAGTTAAAGAAATGCTTCTTGCTTTCGTAAATATCCCTTGGCAAATCATCGGACTCATCACAGAAACAAACAAAGTCGGCAAGGATTGCATAATTTTTTTGTTCGTCTTTAAATCCGTTTCTTGAAAAGTGTTCCTTGATTTTATTATCTAAAGCCATGGCTATGAATGTTTCTTTCTTTCCTAGTTTGTCTTTACTGGTATAAAGTTTTGCCTCTAATCTATTAAGGTCAATAAACGAAGGTAAAGCATCATCATTTTTGTTGTTACTATTCTCTTCTATTTTCTTTTCTTCTATTATCTTTTCTATATTGCTTTTTTTGGGTTCGTCTTGGGTTAGCGAAACAAAACCGTTCGGTTTTTCTTGGGTTTCTTCTGGGTTTTCTTTGGGTTTTTTATTCTTCAAAGGTCTGCCTCCTTTGCTACCGTTTTTCTTGTTCTTTTCGCTCAATTCTCTGTACTGCTCGAATTGTTCATCAAGGAAATTAATAGTAATATTATCACCGTTTAACTTGATGATTTTAAATTCAACAAGAGAATTAAAACTAGGCTCTTTGCAAGTTCTGAATCTACGCTTTGCCAAGGTCATAGTAAGCTCACAGCCTCTACTCCAGTACAAGGCACAGATATTTATAAATAAGCCTTGGGTTTCCATATCCTCCATGGCTATATCCCCTGTGACCCATTCACCAATGTAGAATTTAAAGTAAGGTAATTCTGTCATTTTACTGTCTTATCTATAATGAGTTTCACAAGATTAAAATAAACTGTCGGGTGATTTGAGATAGGAACTTTAGCTATTTCCTTATAAAGTTCGTTCTTTACTTTCTCAAATAATGGGTGACATTCGCAACACAAAGTGTGAAGGGTTTTGTTGTCGTATTCCCAAGCCATCAGCCCCTTTTCATAATAGCCATGGTGTACCTGTAAATTCAAGTTGTCACGACCACAGTTCAAACAAGCGAATTTATCTCGCTTAAATATAGATAGCCTTTTCTTTTGCCATCTAGGGTCTTTTAATTGTTCCGCGTATGTCATATTAGTTAAATGTTTTAACTGGTAGTACAAAAAAATATCAAGGTAGAACTACTAAAACGCTACCTTTAATCACTAAGGATTTAACTCTCTGGTTATCAATCATTTTTGAAACTGCCGCAGGGCTTACCCCTTTTAATCTGGCATATTCTGATTGAGTAATCAATTTGTCGCTATCAATCATTTTCTTATCCATGAACAAATGTAGTTAAAGGTTTTAACTTTACAAAATTATTTCCAAACTATTTTTCAATTATTTACAATCTTAGTTAAATCTTTCTTGGTCAAACTTTTTACCGACTTCTATTATTTGATTAAGTGCAAACTCTTCTGTTGAGTAATCCCATTGAACAATCTTTTTATTTTTGATAAGTCTTTCAAATAATCCGATTAATGTTTCTCTATATTCCTGTGTTGGCATCTCGTCCGCCACTTCATAGAGATTGTTTAACTCAAAATAAGCTAAATCTATTTGTACTATTGCATCGAATTGTTCTTCCGATTCCATTATTTCTGATATACCTTTCATATTTTTAATACATTTTAAATGTAAATACCTAATTGATTAAATTATCCCATGCTAAAGACCACTCAATAGTTTCTACCTTTTTTAAAGATAAAATACAATACCCCTCTTCAAGTCCATATTGTCCACCATCTAAAATATATCCTATTTTAGCCTTTACTTCTCTTCGCCCGTAAGTATTGGTTTCTGGGTAATATTCCTTTAGTCTGAGTATATCTCCCTTTTGGAAATCTCTATCGTTTTTTCGTAACTCAAAAGTTTTCTCTCTTATCCACAGAGACTCAAAAAATGGATTGATTGTTTTTAATTCATGTGTTTTCATAAGTATATTCCTAATTGATTATTATACAATTCTCTTAATTCTAATCTTTCTAAAGTAGAGTAGGTTAAATCAGCTTTTTTAAGCTCTCTAACTATTTCTCTGGCTATTACTATCTTCTCTTTGAGGGTTTCTTTGTCAAACTTAATATGTTGATACTTTAATCTTAATCCCTCTACAAATTCTAAATGACTAAGTCCAAAGATAGTATAAAGACCAATTCTATAATTATGAATATCTCCACTCTTGTACTGGTTAGAATGGACACCCTGAGCGTAGATATTAAATAGATTAAATCTTAAAAACCCTGCCGCACTGCAACTTATGAAATGTCCTGCATCGAATTTGTTACAAGTCTTTTGAGAACTGATACATACGTGTCCCTTGTCTATTAATCTAACAATAGTATTAATCTCTTTTTGAAGCTCTTTTGTATAGTCAGATAGGCTTTTAACTGATTCTTTCATGCGAATAGCACGGGCTTTAACTTCTACCTTGTGTTGTTTTTCAAGAACCTTAGAGGTTATAGTCATTTTTCTTTTTCCCTCTGGGGAGTTAAGCCAAGCTATCTTACATTCCGTTCCACAGAAATGATAAATCCCGTTACTTTGGGGTATTATATTCTTTCTGCATCCTTTACAACGTACCAGTTTAATTTCCATTTCTCTCAAATTGCTCCATTTGTTGGACGTTCTCTAATTTCTTTAAAATATCACCCTGACCATAACCACGCCCTGAGGCTATTTGTTCTGACTGTCTATCTTTAAGCATTTTAATAGTCTGCATGGCATGATTAGAACTCATAGACGGTAGTTCTCTAAATATTGCTTGACTTTGTTCTGGAGAGATATTTGCACTTACTAGTAAGGTTTCAATAGTTGCTTCCTGACTTGCAGTAATTGCGTAGTCTTGCTCATCCAGTTCAATAGCAGAAGCCAGTTTATCCCATTTTGCAGACTTAGGAAGGTATTTAACAGCTCTACGAATAACCGTTTTGCGGCACATTTCAGCAAAATCACTATCCCAGATACACGAGTTTATTTTTCCAGCTACCTTAGCTTTATAGGATTCTGAACGCCCTCTAATTTCTTCCAGCTCAGCGATGTTCATTGTTTCAAACTGTAATGAACCATCTGCTAATTTAGATTGAGCATAAACCCCTACAATATCGTCGTTACTTCTTTTCTCAAAGGGGTTCATTTCGTGTTCTATCCCAAAATTGGTAGCTTTGAATTTATCCCCTTTATAGACCAGATAACACGCAACCGATGAAACACTACCCGTGTCTGTTAAAAGTTTAACCAAGCCTTGATACGAGGGCTCTAAATAGGCTTCCATCATCTTTGATGAACTATTCCAGCGAGGAACTAAGTAGGCGAGTTTTAAAACAGGATTTAAAGAAAGTCCTACGTTAGCGACATTCATAATTGCAGCTAAAATAGAGTTCGTGTCACACCCTGCAATAGATTTGTTTTTAGCGACAATTTGCCTGGCGAATGAGATTTCTTTTTGATAGAATTCTTCACTGGTAAGTTTGATAAACTTCTTTTCACTCTCTTCTGAGAGTTGAGGTAATTGAATATTTGACATAGTTATGATTGAGTTTTAAGTTTAAATGTCCCGTCTCTACTTCCTCAGAAACGGTTAAAGGGGTTGTAAAGTAGTATAAATATTATTTCTATTAAACTGAATAACCGAATTATTGGGGTTAAAATAGTTTTCTAAATAAAAACACCCGTCTATAAAGTTACGTATTAGCAGAGAAAACAGCCTATTAGATTCTTCAATTTCTTCTAAGGATGGACATAAAGAAAAACAATAAGCCTCTTCTAATTCCGATACAATCATGCCTGTATATAAGGGGCAGTTTAATTTGTATTTGTCTACAAACACATCTGCCATGCACCACACACAAATGCATTCTTTTTCTCTAAGTAGATATACTAGAGTAGAGTTTACTACAAACCTTTTAAAGCCTATTAATCCGTCTCCAGAGCCATGTCCTAACATGATTACTCTATCAGATTCTTTTATTTGCTTCTTTAAGTAACTATGCGAGACGTTAGAATTGATAACAGTAAAATTCTTATCTCTGTACACCTCCTTTAACATATCAGTTGTAGAGTCTTTTGGGTGTATAACTAAGGTTTTCATAGTTTATATTTTATTTAATCCCTATTAGGGGAGAGGGTTAATTTATTCTCGGTAAAATATCTTTTAATTTTCCATTTAAAGACAAAACACATAGTTTCGCATCATCCTGTTCCTTATAGCAGTTTAAATAAGCCTCATCGGAATCTTTGTAAATTATAACAAAGCATCTTAGATTATTTTTATTAAACTTAATTAGAATGCTTTTGTCGGGTGTCATTTCAAAAATAACCTTTGACGCTCCTACTAAGTTTTGTAGTGCTTCATAGATAACATAATCTTCTGGCTTTTTAACGGTAGACTCTTCAATTTCCTTATCATCTTTTGTTAGTTCGATGAACTCGGAGAGCGTAAGGATTTTATCAAACTTTACAGAATACTCTGTTATTTCAAGTACTCCTTTCTTTCCTATCCCATAGTACCTTTCAAATATACCTCTTACATGAAGGGGTTCTTCTGCTCCATCGTTAAGATACTTAACAACCGTATCTTTAAACAATCGTGAGCCATCATTTTTAACTCCCCAACTTGGATACTTATCTTCTATTCTTCTCATAGTTCTGCTTTATTAAAATCATTATTAAATAATCTTTTTGCCATCTTTTTTAACCTTCTCCTGATTCTTTTTCTAGTAGGATTGTTTTTACCATGCCTAAAATCTTCGCTATTATAATTAGCCTTCATGTACTTAATTAGGATGTTGTCCATAACCTTATCTCTGTAAAAATATTTTAATAGTCTTCTTTAAATCCGTTCCCCATTTAATTGATAATCTCTCAATCTCTTTTAGCTTAATAGCTGCTAAAGACTCATCTTTCTGTGCTACTCTTGTTCTGCCGTTACGCTTGCTAAGGCTCTTGCAGAAAAGTAAGTATTCAGTACCTACTTCTTGTATTTTGTCTTGGGTTGTCATTTCTTATCTTCGGTAACTGGTACAGGTTCTTTTTCGTCTTCAATTAATTGCTTTTCTTCAATCAGGTAATCTTTCAAAGCTTGTTTAGCCTCACAATAAGTATCAAACTTATCAGCATTTTTAAATCTACGCAAGGGAAATGCTTCTCCAGAGAAGTTGCCATGCCATAAGTATGTATCAGATTCCATCCTATCCATAAACCTTTCTTTATAATAAAGATGTACATAGTATTTGTCATACTTCTTTTCAATCCGATGTTCAGCAGGAACACTAAAACTACAATCATTCTCATTAGGTTTAACTATTTGCTGAAAGTCAATTTTGTTTATCGGAACTAAAAAGCATTGCCCAAACATAAATCCTAAGCCAAAAACTACAAACAGTATTGCTACTACACCTAAAACAGATAGTCCTTTCATACTTTCTCACATTTAAAACTCAACTCGTAGCCAGCCTCTTTAGCTAATTTAACAATCTCGTCTATTTGAGGTTGAAAGGGTAGAGGTGCTTCGTAGGGTTTAACATCTCTTACATGGCGAAAAACATTACATTCGCCTTCGTTATAATAAACTACAAATCCATCCTTGTGTGTGTCGAAATAGTTCATAGGAGTATTTTCAAAATGCTCAAATAAAAAGCCTTTAATTAAAACTTTTTGCCCACGTTCTGGCACCCATTCGGTACCATCATTTGAACTGATAGAACTAAATCCCTTTGGGGTAAGATTATAAAACACAATAAAACATGAATTTAATAATTTATTTAAATCTAACAATGTTGAATCGTCAGCTTGGATGGCTAATCCATAGGTTGAGCTACGTCTTATTTGGTATGGCTTATCTTTAGTAATTAAAGTTCCAATGTCTTGTGTAGAAGCTATCCAATTGCCAATATCCAACTTTAATTCTTCTTTGATGTCTATTAGTTCAAAGAACTCATCAAGAAGAAGAGGTTCGCACACGTCTGTTTTTCTACCCCAAACAAAAAGTCTTCCATTTACTCCGTATTTGTCTAAAACATACGTTCTTGATTGTCCACATGCCTCTGTGTATATCTCTTTAAATTCTTGTAATCTGGGGTGATTGCATTCTGCCTTGATATTTACATACCACATTTTCGGCAATTTTGTTAAATCGTATTTTTTCATTGTTATTAAATTAAAAGGTTAATAAAGGGTAGTGTAACAAATCAATTCTTTCAAGTAGCACCTTAGAGGTTTCTTCAAAAATTGCAACATTCGTTTGTGTCTCGATAAGTTCATCGTCGTCTTTATCTTCGTCAACCATTTGGTTTAAGTGAATCTGTTTTTTCGCTGCCACTTCTAAGACTAACTCATTTGCTCTTTTAAGACAGGAAATTACTGTATCAAGTTTTATTCTATTGAAGTTATCCATCTTGCAAGTCCGTTTAGTATCTGCCATAACACTACACACCCGAAAGTTATAAAAGTTGTTATGACAAATAGGTTAAAAATGTGTTTTGAGTACTTAATAAGCTTTATCATAAGTTATTTTCTTTTTCAAACACATGAATCATGCCCATTAAAGGAAATACTTTTGCACTCCTAAGAGACCGTATAAGCGATTCTCTGCTCTTGTAGCCGCATATCTCGGCGACCTGCTTATCAATCCACCCGTAGTGGGTTTTCATGCGTTTGTAGCGTTGTTTCCAAGTCATATGATTAGTTATTAAATTTATAGCCATCCCATCCTTTTTCATTCATTTTTTCCTGAATGAATTTGTAAAGTGAAGATTTACACTTGGCAATTCGTTATGAAAATCATATACTATCTCTCTAACAGCATGAGTAAACTCAACAAGACCGCTATTAGAAGATGTGTTTGCAAATCTTCTTGAATCATTATATGCCGAGCGAATGTTTGATATTGAGGCTTTCATTGTTTTAAGGTTTAATGTTATCAGCAACGAAGCAGATAACATTACAAATGTACGAATAGAAACATATATGTTCCAAATAATATTACAAGTATTTTTAAAAGTTCTTTATAAAGTGCAATAAGAGATTAGAAAAGTTAAAATCTTACCATATCTTAAAATAGTTTAAGTGCCAGTACACAGCCAAAAGCAACAGGGACACGAAAATAAGACACCGTAGGGCGATAATTAAAGGCTTATGGACTTCTTGATAAGCCAGTCTTTTAATGTGGTTGAGAATAAAGGTTTTCATAGATTTAAAAGGATTAAAGATAATATAAAACTAATTAATTGAACAGATGCTAAAGCGTACCACTCTAAGAACTTACCAGTCTTTTTATAGTACCACAGAGAGGCGAAAAAGGATAATAGAAAAGCGATTAGACTAGATAGAAAGAGGGTCATAACCTTAATCTTTTAATGATACATAAATATATCTAGCATAGAGCAAACAAAACAGTGATACAAACCCTGTGCCTATCTGCATAACGAGCTTAGTTTCTTTCTCAAAACCCTTAGCTAAACAACTACACCCAAATAGATATACGCATAACAACCCCGTGAGAATTAAAGTCCACATGATGAACGATAGTGTTGATTGATGTTTCATAATTTCGCTATTGATTTTCTGATTATAGATAGATTTTCTGAATGTATGTCGTTGTTCTTATTAGAGTAGACATTTGCAAAGGAAAACTCTAATCCATTGATGCCAATTACAAAAGAATTTTCCTTTGCAAATG